TGCTTCAAGGAGACGACATGTCCGAACAACCTTTGACCCTCGCCCTGCTGCTCGACATGGTGGAGCAGGCGCTATCCACGCGATTGACCGAGATCGGCGCCTTTTTGCGTGGCCCACTCAAGCAAGCGCCGGCGACACTTCCTGCGCTGGCGCTGGAGTACGCCGGCCTGCTGCCCGGCCGTGATCCCGGCAATGGGCAGACCGCACTGGTCTGCCGACTCCAGGCGCGCATTCTGGTAGCAAGGGATGACGCACAAGCCGAGGCCTTTGCACTGCGCAACGTCGCCGCGCTGGCCATGCTATTGCGCGCCCAGAACTGGGGGCTGGAACTGGAGCCGGTCAGCTTCATCCAGGCCCAGCCGGACAGCGAAAGTCCTGCGCTGGCGACGTGCCGGGCGTGGCTGGTCGAGTGGCAGCAACCGGTATTGCTCGGTGAAACGGAATGGCCGTGGGAAGACCAGCCGCCGGGCAGCCTGGTGCTGGGATTCGATCCCGAGACCGGTCCCGGCCATGAGGACGACTACTTCGATCCTGGAGCGCTGCAATGAACCAGGACTACGTGAGCGCCGAGCACGACCGCATGCTGGCCGCGCTGGTCATGCCATGCGAGGTGGTAGCGGTGGACCTGGCGGCGGCGCGGGTACGCGTTCGGTCCGGCGAGTGGACCAGCGCCTGGGTGCGCTGGCACGCACAGGCCGCTGGTGCTGCTCGGCACTGGCGCGCGCCGAGCCTGGGCGAGCAGGGCGTATTGCTGAGCCCGTCAGGCATGGCCGCGATGGGCACCTTCGTGCCCGGCTTGTTCGGGGCGGCAGCGGCTGCACCGAACAATCGCGGTGAGGTGGAGAGCTGGCATTTCCCCGATGGCGCGGTGCTGAGCTACGACTGGCAGGCGCATCGCTACGACCTGCAACTGCCTGCCGGCAGTGCAACGGTGAAGGTCGGCGGTACCCAGGTGGTGATCGATCCGGGGACGGTGACCGTCACTGCCGCGAGCATCCAGCTGACCGGGCCGGTGAACATCAAGGGCGCGCTGACGGTGAACGGCAATATCAGCAGCACCGGCTCGATCATGGACACCGCCGGCAACAGCAATCACCACACCCACTGACGACAGTCGATTATCAACCCAGGCCCGCCACGTGCGGGCCTTTGCATTTCTGGAGACCTGCCATGGGCAAAGATTCCTGTGCGCACCCTGAGTGGCGGAGGGCGCGGCCATGATCGGCATGGATCGGCGCAACGGTCAGCCGCTCAGTGGGCTGGCACACCTGAAACAATCCATCGAGGACATCCTCGGTACGCCGCTGGGCAGTCGACGCATGCGCCCCGAGTACGGCAGTCGCCTGCGGCGCATGGTCGACCTGCCGGTGACCGAGGGCTGGAAGGGCGCGGTGCAGGCGGAAGTGGCCCGCGCCATCGGCCGCTGGGAGCCGCGCCTGCGCCTGAGTTCCGTGCAGGTGACGGCGGTGATGGGCGGACGCGTTTCGCTGCGCTTGCGCGGCATCTATCTGGGTGACGAAGTCGGTCTGGAGGTGGCGGCATGAGCCTCATCGACCTGTCCCAGTTGCCCGCCCCGGAAGTGGTGGAAAACCTCGACTACGAGAGCCTCTACGACGAGCTGCTGGCGGATTTCCGCGGTGCCATGGGTGAGGCCTGGAGCGCCGCGCTGGAGTCCGATCCGGTGGTCAAGCTGCTGGAGTTGGCGGCCTACCGGGAGCTGCTGCTGCGCGCCCGGATCAACGACGCCGCCCGTGCCGTGATGCTCGGCTACGCGACCCAGGGCGACCTCGATCAACTGGCCGCCGGTTACAACGTCAAGCGCCTGGTGATCCAGCAGGCGGACGCCACCACCTCGCCGCCGACACCGGCCGTGCTGGAGGGCGACGACTCGCTGCGCAACCGCACCCAGTTGGCCTTCGATCAGCTTTCGGTGGCCGGCCCGCGCAACGCCTATGTGGCCTTCGCGCTCGGCGCCGACGGGCGCATCGCCGACGTCTCGGCGGTCAGCCCGCAGCCGTGCGAAGCACTGGTCAGCGTGCTGTCTTCCGAGGGCAACGGCGCGGCTTCGGAAGAACTGCTCCAGGCGGTGCGCACGGCTCTGAACGATGAGGATGTGCGCCCGGTAGGCGACCGCCTCACGGTGCAGTCCGCCGCCATCGTGCCTTACCAGGTCGATGCCGTGCTCTACATCTACCCGGGGCCGGAGGCCGAGCTGATCCAGCAGGCTGCCGAGGCTTCGCTGCAGAGCTACATCGCTACCCAGCGCCGCATCGGCCGGGATATCCGCCGTAGCGCGCTGTTTGCCGCCCTGCATGTGGAAGGCGTGCAGCGTGTCGAACTGGCGAAGCCGGCAGCCGACGTGGTGCTCGACTCCACCCAGGCGGCCTATTGCAGCGGCTACCAGATCCGCGTCGGTGGCTCCGATGAGTAGCCGCCTGCTGCCGATCAACTCGACGCCGCTGGAGCGTGCGCTGGCCGATGTGCAGGTCGGCGACCTGCCGGTGCCGCTGCGCGAGTTGATGGACCCGCAACGCTGCCCGGTCGCGCTGCTGCCGTATCTCGCCTGGGCCTGGTCGGTGGACCGCTGGGACCCGGCCTGGAACGAGGCGGTGAAGCGCAAGGCGGTGGCCGCTGCGTTTCGCATCCATCAGCACAAGGGAACCATCGCCGCGCTCCGGCGGGTGATCGAGCCGCTGGGTTACCTGATCGAGATCATCGAGTGGTGGCAGGGCTCGCCCATGGGCGAGCCGGGCACCTTCCGCCTGCGCATCGGCGTACTCGACAGCGGTATCAGCGAAGAGATGTACCAGGAGGTGGAGCGTCTGATCGAGGACGCCAAGCCGCTCACGCGGCACCTCATCGGGCTGGATATCAGCCTGGAATCCCAGGGGCGGATCACCGTCGGCTCCGGGCAATACGACGGCGACATCGTCACCGTCTACCCCTACCTCCCGGATGTGATCGAAGCGATCGGCAGCCACGGCTTGCCGGGCCGGGAGCACACCATCGATAGCTTGAGTGTCTACCCATGGCAGTAACCTACTACGCACTACTCACCACGATCGGTGCCGGCAAGCTGGCGAATGCCACTGCGCTGGGCACCTCCCTGAAAATCACCCAGCTCGCCGTCGGCGACGGCGGCGGCAACGTACCGACGCCCGATGCCAGCCGCACGAATCTGGTCAACGAAGTCCGTCGTGCGCCGCTGAACCGGCTGAGTGTCGACCCGGCGAACAGCTCGCAGATCATCGCCGAACAGGTCATCCCCGAGGACGTGGGTGGCTGGTGGATCCGCGAGATGGGCCTGTACGACGAAGTCGGCGCGCTGATCGCCTACGCCAACTGCGCGCCCTCCTATAAACCGCAACTGGCCGAAGGCAGCGGCCGCACCCAGACCGTGCGCATCGTACTGATCGTCAGCAACGCCGCGTCGGTGGAGTTGAAGATCGATCCGAGTGTGGTGTTGGCAACTCGCGAGTACGTCGATAGCGCCATCGTCAGCGCGATGAATCGACTGGACTGCAAGCAGTCGGTGCGCGTGGCGTCGACCGCGAGCATCACCCTCAGCGGATTGCAGACCCTGGATGGCGTCGCCCTGATTGCTGGCGACCGCGTGTTGGTGAAGAACCAGAGCAACGCCGCTGACAACGGCATCTATGTCGCGGCGGCGGCCGCGTGGAAGCGGTCCACCGATGCCGACGAAAGCGGCGAAGTGACACCGGGCCTGACGGTGGTGGTGGAAAGTGGCACTTCCCAGGCAGACAGCATCTGGCAACTGGTGACCGATGGCGCGATCATACTGGGCACCACGGCGCTGGCATTCCAGAATATTACCAATGGCTTGGCGAAACTGGCCTCGCCGGCATTCTCCGGCACACCCACCGCGCCGAACCCGGCGCAGGGCGATCTCTCCACCCGACTGGCAACCACCAGTTATGTGCGCAACTTGGTGGCTGGGCAACTGACGAAATCTGTTGCGGGTGGCGTCGACGTCACCTTGACCACCGATGAGGTGGGTTACGGCATGCTGACGTTCACTGGCGCACTCACCGCGAACATCAATGTGATCGTGCCGAACGTCTACCGGCAGTGGGTCGTGCATAACCGTACCAGCGGCGCGTTTACCTTGACGATCAAGACGGCGGCTGGGAACGGCTGGACGGTGACGCAGGGGCGGCAGCGCATGCTGGTCTGCAATACTGTCGATGTGTATTCGCCCGAACTTGATTTTGTGAATACTGCTCTGGCGGGGAAACCTACCGCACCGACTCCAGCTCAATTTGATAGTAGTACGGTACTGGCGACTACTGCTTTTGTTCAAGCTGCCGGATTGCATTACAGCGATGGGCCCGGAATTGGCCTTGCTAGCAGTTCCTCCATTACTGCTGCTCAATCGGGGAAATGGATTGAAATCCAAGCTGCTGGGATTGTGGTAACCCTTCCAGCCCTTGCAACGACAAGAAGCGGATTAACTACCTTTACCTTCAGATCTCCTGTGGAATTTGTTCTGAAAGCGAATGGGACAGAAAGCATTCTCCAAGGAACTGCCATTGGCTCTAATACGTTTTCGGTACCTGCAGGGCTTACTTTCACAGTTGTTTCCAATGGTCAGGGAGGAAATTGGTATGTAGTGGCAGCGGGGTTCGGGCCCACGGAGTTCGAGGCAAACCGCTCTGCGACTGGTTATCAGAAACTTCCCGGCGGAATTATTATGCAGTGGGGTGCAAATACAACCGCTGCAGGCTCTGCTTCTGGAAACTTTTCTTTCGCTATTCCGTTCCCTTCTGCATGCTTACAGCTAGTTGCATGTGACTCGGGGAATAGCTGTATTCCAGTCGGAGCAACACCTATAAGTAATTCGCAATTCGTTCTTTATCGGGCCGGAAAAGTCTATATGAGCACTGGGGAACTGGTAACTCCTGGAGTTGTGTCATTTCGCTGGTTTGCGATAGGTATGTAGGGTTCCTGAATTTGGCATTGCATGCAGATCGGCCGATCGAGATATATCCAAAATTCTAAACTGATGATCAGGAGAACTGCCGGATCATCCCTTGACTTCTGCCCACCCACTTGCGACCAGGGCAAACCACCCAACCGCCTCCCGGCGGTTTTTTTATGTCTGGAGAAAAACCTATGAGCTTCTTTCACGGCGTCACCGTGACCAATGTCGACGTCGGTGCGCGCACCATTGCGCTGCCGTCGTCCTCGATCATCGGCCTGGTGGATACCTTCACCCCCGATAGCAAACTGACCGCACAGGCGGACATGCCCGTGCTGCTCACCAACCTGCGTGAAGCGGCCGCCGCCTTCGGTACCGCATCGGCCATCTACAAGTCCTGCTCCGCCATCTTCACCCAGTCCGCCGCGGTGGTCGTGGCGGTGGGCGTGGCGAAGGTCGAGGATGCTGCGCAGCAGACTTCCTCGATCATCGGCAGCGTCACCGAAGCCGGCCAGCGTACCGGCCTGCAGGCGCTGCTCGATGGCAAGTCGCGCTTCAACGCCCAGCCGCGCCTGCTGATCGCGCCGAAGCATTCCGCCACCCAGGCGGTCGGCACCGCCATGGGCGCGCTGGCCGAGAAGCTGCGCGCCATCGCCATCGTCGATGGCCCCAACACCACCGACGAGGCGGCGATCGCCTACGCCGAAGAGTTCGGCAGCAAGCGCATTTACCTGGTCGATCCGGGCGTGCAGTACTGGGACACCGTCAGCAGCGCCACTGTTGACGCACCGGCCTCGGCCAACGCCGCCGCGCTGTTCGCCTGGACCGACAGCCAGTACGGCTTCTGGTCCTCGCCGTCGAACAAGGAACTGCTCGGCATCACCGGCACCGGCCGCCCCATCGAGTTCCTCGACGGCGACGAGACCTGCCGCGCCAACCTGCTCAACAACGCCAACATCACCACCATCATCCGCGACGACGGCTACCGCCTGTGGGGCAACCGCACCCTCTCCAGCGACGCCAAGTGGGCCTTCGTGACCCGCGTGCGGACCATGGACATGGTGATGGACGCGATCCTCGCCGGGCACAAGTGGGCGGTCGATCGTGGCATCACCAAGACCTACGTGAAGGATGTCACCGAGGGCCTGCAGGCCTTCATGCGCGACCTGAAGAACCAGGGCGCGGTGATCGACTTCGAGGTCTATGCCGACCCGGAACTCAACACCGCCAGCCAACTGGCCCAGGGCAAGGTGTACTGGAACATCCGCTTCACCGACGTACCGCCTGCCGAGAACCCCAACTTCCGCGTCGAGGTGACCGATCAGTGGCTCACCGAAGTCCTGGACGCAGCTTAAGGAGAACCCCAGATGATTCCGCAGATCCTCACCAACACCAACCTCTTCGTCGACGGCGTCAGCTTTGCCGGTGACGTGCCCTCCCTGACCCTGCCGACCCTCAAGGTGAAGACCCAGGAGTACCGTGCCGGTGGCATGGACGCTCCGGTCCTGCTCGACGTCGGCCTGGAGGCCATGGAGGCGAAGTTCACCACCAACGGCGCGCGCCGCGAGGCCATGAAGTTCTTCGGCCTGAGCGACCAGGGAGCGTTCAACGGCACCTTCCGCGGCTCCTTCAAGACCCAGAAGGGCGGCAACGTTCCAGTGGTCGCCACCGTCCGTGGCCTGCTCAAGGAGATCAACCCGGGCGACTGGAAAGCCGGCGACCTGGCCGCCTGTACCTACAGCGTGGCGGTCACCTACTACAAGCTGGAAGTCGAGGGTCGCGAGATGTTCGAGATCGACCCGGCCAACTCGGTGCGCAAGATCGACGGCGTCGACCAGCTCGCCGCCATGCGTAACGACCTGGGCGTCTGAGGAGAGCCGTGATGCAAGACTCTGTCAAACAGCCCGCGTGGCTGAGCCTTTCCGAGGACGCGGCGGTGGTGAAGCTGTCCCGTCCGACCTCCTGCAACGGCGTCGATGTGGACGTCCTCACCCTGCGTGCGCCGACCGTGCGTGACATCCGCCTGGCCAGCAAGGTGGCCAGTGATGACGAGGAGCGCGAGCTGCAACTGTTCGCCTCGCTGGTGCAGGTCAGCCGTCAGGACCTGGAGGGGCTCAAGCTCAGCGATTACCAGCGCCTGCAACACGCCTACTTTCGCCTGGTGCGAGAGGACGACGATGAGCTTCGCGCTGATGCGCCAGCTGGCGCGGCGACTGGCGACTGAGTCGGGCTTCACGGCCGGCGAACTGGAGTGCATGACCCTCAGCGACCTGCGTTGGTGGCTGGGGGACGAGGCGGGCTAGTTCGCCCTCGCGGAGCGTCGGGTGACCGGCGCTCCCTTGTCGTTGAAGTGACGAATGTCGTCAGAGGGCGAGTGAAATGGAAATGAGTGAAAAGCCGGACGTGCTGGTGGCGGCTGTCGTCGGTCTGGGCAGCACGCTCGGCCGGGTGATAACGGACTCCGCCGTGCGCCTGGGAACCCTCGTTGGAAAACTGGATGCAAGTCTGCCCATGCGCACGCTGGTGGATGGCATCGATGCCGTTCTGGACAATCAGGATATCCGCCATCGCGCCAGTGAGCGCAACGCGGGGGAAACCAGGCTGGCGCTGCGACGGATCATCGATCTGCTGGGGCTGCGGCCGGCAGAGGTTCGCTTGCCGAAAATCACCGTCGGTGTAGCGCCAGCGGCGAGCGCACCGGCGAACGATTGGCAGCGAATGGAAACGGCGACAAAGTCGTTGTCCGAGCTGAACTCTGTCGGTGATGTCGCGCGATCTTCCCTGAGCGCGAGCCTCGCGTTTCGTGGGCGTCTGATGCAGGTTCGCGAAGCGGCAGGGCAACCCTACGACCCGGTCGCCGAGGCGGCATTGGGCAAGCGCGTTGTGATGGCGGCGGATGCTGCTGCGATGCCCCGCGAAAAGGTGCTGGACCTGGCGCAGGCGATGGCCGAGAGCGAGGTGCCGCTCCGCGATATGGACACGATGTTGCCGGTGGCGGCCAGGTTCGCCCAGGGGCAGGGCGTGTCGATGCAAACGACGGCACAGCTGATCAGCGCCCTGCAGCAGAAGGGGGGCATCAACAATGCCGCCGATCTGGAGCGTGCGTTGAGTGCAGTGGCGTGGCGTGGTCAGAAGGAAGCGCCGTCGGTCGAGCTGTTCAGCCGCGATCTGCTTGGCAGACTGGCCTCGTTGCGGCCAGGAGCCTCGCAGAAGACTGAGGCCTTGTTGCAGACCAGGCAGTCCCTGGCTGCTGCCCCGGCCGACCTGTTGCAGCAGGGCGTCAAGCAACATCAGGAATCTCCGCTGGGGCAGTTGGAGGCCAGCGAGCAGAAGATTTCCGGCGCCATGCTGGGAATGGGTGATGCCATGCTCAGCCATCAGGGCGCCCTGGAGTTTGTCGGCGGTGGTCTGCTGGCGCTGAAGTCCCTGATCGATGCAAAGAAATTCGTCGAGGACGCCAATGATGCAATGCCCTGGAACTGGGGCAAGCGCGAGGTCCAGGATGTCTTCGTCACCAACTGGCCGGCCTGCGTGTGCGACGGTCTCCTCGAGGGCAGGCCGAAAGGCAAGGGCAAAGGCAAGGGCGGCGGAAAATCGAAAACCGGCGGCTCGGGCAGGGCGGCGCGTGGCGGTATCTTCCAGCGCGCACGGTCCACCCTGGGACGCGCCGCGGGAGCCGCCTCCGGATGGCTCGGCCGGGCGGCACAAACCGTGCGCTCTTCGCGTGTCGGCCGCGCCGCTGGTGGCATCCTGCGTCGTGGCGCAGGCCTGGCACGCCGCGTGGGTGCTTCCGGCATCGGAAGGGCGGCGGGCGGATTGGTACGGAAAGCTGGAGCGGGCTTGCGACGTTTCGGGCCGGTCAATGCCGCGTTGGCGATCGCCGATGTTGCCGCGGTCTATGCCAGTGACCAGTCGCCTGCGCAAAAGGCCGTCGGCTACGGCAAGGCCGGAGGCTCGGCCATTGGTGCGGCAGCAGGTGCTGCGCTAGGCACGCTGATTCCGATTCCCGTCGTGGGGACGCTGGTGGGCGGCGCCATCGGCGCGACCGTCGGCGAATGGATAGGTGGCAGGGTCGGCGCGCTGTTCGGTCCGTCGGACGAAGCAGCGAAAGCGCAGTCTGCCGCGCCGGCCCCGGCAGCTCCGGTCGCCGCAGCTATGGCCGCCAACGCTCCAGCCAGCTGGACCTTTTCGCCGCAGGTGAGCATCAACGTGGCGGGCAATATCGTCAATCCGCAGCAGTTGCTGGACGAACTGATCCCGGCGATGCGCCGGCTGATCGCCGAGGCTCAGCAGGAACGGCAGCGCAACGCGCTGTTCGACACCGTCGTCATGTAGGGAGGCCCCATGACCTATCTGGAACAGTTCAATACCGGCCTCGGGATGATTGCGGGAGCTGCCACGGCCGCCCGGCGCGACCTGGAGCAGGTCGCCGCACCGGTGGACAAGGCAATGCTGCACATTCGCAGCGGCGTCGCAGCGCTCGAAGGCCTGCCCGGCGTCACGCCCGAGGCGGCCGCCAAGCTCAAGCGCGTCACCGATGGCATCGTTCGTGCCCAGGGCAAGTTGCAGGACGGGGTGAAGAAAGCCCAGGCCGAGCAGGAAAAGCTGCAGAAGAACCTCGACAAGGCCAGGCAAGTGGCGGCCGAGGTCAACGAGCACGTGGAGAAGCTGGGAGAAGAGATCAGCAAGGCCGGCCAGGCGGTGAACAAGGTGCTGGGCAAGATCGATCCGCGCCTGAAGGACATCCTGCCAAGCTCGGTGCTGGCACCCAGGCTCGACCCTTCCGAGCAGATGTGCAAGGTGCCGCAGCACCTGTTGATCATGACCCCGTTGAAGTCGACCGAGCAGACTTACTACTTCAACGTCGACACCACCGGCTTCCAGCGGCTGACCCGCACCAGCAGCTATGCCTGGAAGGACCAGGCACGGCTTGGTCGGCGCAGCGCGCAGCAGAGCGTCGGCCTGGGCCCGGAAACGCTCACGCTCAATGGCGTGGTCATGCCGCTGTTCATCCGTGCCGGCGACGCCTCGCAGCGCGTCGGCTGGAACCAGCCGCGGATGCTGCGCGACATTGCCGCGCTGAGCGAGCCGGTCCATCTCGGTACCGGCCGCGGCGATGACCTGGGCAACTGGTGCCTGACCAAGATCACCGAGACGCAGGAGGCGTTGTTCGCCAATGGCGTGCCGCGTCAGCAAACCCTCGACCTGGAGTTCACCCGCTATGGCGACGACGATAGTCAGAAGCGTTGACGGCGATCTGCTGGACCGCCTCTGCTACCAGCGCTACGGGCATCTCAATGGCTGCGTGGAAGCCGTGCTGGATGCCAATCCCGGACTGGCCGATGAGGCTCAACCGTTACGGGGCGGCGTGATCATCCGCCTGCCGGAACTGCTCGTGCCGGCAGACCAGAGCGTGCGCTTGTGGGAGTGACCACCGGCATTCGCTTCAGTAACCAGGCCCCGCTCAGGCGGGGCCATTTCATTCAGGGTGGCTTATGAAACCTGCCTTCCGCATCAGCGCCGACGGCGCGGACATTACTGCGCTGATCAGCGACCGGTTGATCGAGCTGCAACTGACCGACAAGCCTGGCCTGGAGTCCGACACCTTCCAGATCACCATCGATGACCGCGATGGCGCCGTCACGCTGCCCCGGCGCGGCGCGGCGCTGGAGGTCTTCCTCGGCTACGACGGCGCCCCGCTTACGCGCATGGGCCGTTATGTGGTGGATACGCTGACCTACAGCGGCATGCCGGACAACCTGGTGATCAAGGGCAAGAGCGGGGATATGCGCGGCCAGGGCAAGGCCGCCCGCAGCGGCAGTTGGGAAGGTATGAGCCTGGCGAACGTGGTGGCGGATATCGCGGCGCGCAATGGCTGGCGCGCGGCGTGCAATGTCGAGACAGTGATCGCGCGCATCGACCAGATTCGAGAGTCGGACTTCAACTTCATCACCCGGCTGGCCCGGCAGTACGACTGCACCGCTAAGCTGGCCAACAACTGCCTGCTGGTGCAGCCGCGCCAGTCTGGCCGCAGCGCCAGTGGGCAGGCGCTGGAGATACCGGTGCTGGGACGCGGGGACGTGGGTTCGTTCCGCTTTACCCTGGATGACCGCAAGGTCGTGGCAGCGGTGAAGGTGCCCTATCGCGGCGCCGACGGCGTGCAGAAGCAGGTTCGTGTGACCAACCCGGACGCACCCTCACAAATCGCCGCGGAGCATTGCGACCGCCACCCGCAGCCGGACGAGGCAGCCGCCCGGCGCGTCGCTGCGGCACGGTTGGCCGAGTTCAATCGCAACAGCGCTGAAGTGCAGCTGGACTTGCCCGGTCGCGCCGATCTGTTCGCCGAACTGACCATTGATCTGCAGGGCTTCAAGGCTGGGCTCGACGGCCGCTACCTGATCGACTCGGTCACCCAGCATTATTCCACGGGTGGCTGGACTACCACGGTGCAGTGCAACGGCGGGGCTCAGGGGAAGGGCAAGGCTGGGGAGGGCGGCTGATATGCAAATCGACGAACGCCAGCTGCTGCTGATCCTGCCCAACGCCCGCCCTGTCGCGGGCGTTTTTCTTCCGGCACTCGACGCCGCCATGGGGGATTTCGGAATCGACACGCCGCCGCGTGTTGCTGCCTTCATCGCCCAGGTCGGCCATGAAAGTGCCCATCTGACCCGCTGCGTGGAAAGCCTGACTTACAGCGCCCAGCGTCTGGCCGCCGTCTGGCCCCGGCGCTTCCGCAGCGCCGAGGGCTCGCCCACGGCGCTGGCGCGAGAGGTGGCGTACCAGCCGGAGCGCATTGCCAACCTCGTCTACGCCGGGCGCAACGGAAACGGTGACGAAGCCTCTGGCGACGGCTGGCGTTTTCGTGGACGCGGCCTGCTGCAGGTGACGGGACGGAGCAACTACCGCTCGGTTGGCGAAGGGCTCGCACAGCCCTTTGTCGCCCGCCCGCAACTGCTGGCGGAGCCACGCTGGGCGTGTCGATCCGCCGCCTGGTGGTGGCAGCGCAACGGACTTGGCGAGCTGGCGGACGCCGGGCGCTTCGAGGACATTACCCGGCGCATCAATGGCGGGCTCAATGGCCTGGAGGAGCGCTTGCTGCTCTGGCGGCGTGCGCAGGAGGTGCTGGGATGAGCCGTTTCTGGCTGGCGCTGGGGATGGCCGGCTTCCTGCTGGGTGGCCTGTTCGGCGGTTGGCTGGCGTCGCGCCTCTATGGCGGGCAGTTGCAGGGCCTGCAGCTCGAGCAGGCGCGCTGCAGCGAAGCCGGCAAGGCGCTGGAATCCCGGCTGGTGCTGCAGAACGAGCAGCTCGACGTGTTGGCTGAAAGCTCCCGCCAGCGTGCGGAGGCCGCCGAGCGAGCCCTGGCCCAGGCCCGTGACCTGGCGCAAAGCCATGAAGATGCCGCAAACCGACTGTTGCTGGAGCGCAGCGAGGGCGAAGAGTGCGCGGTGGTTCGTCAACTGATCGACCGGGAACTGCTGCCATGAAAGTGCTCATGCTGATCTTCCCGCTGTTGATCGCCGGTTGCGCCGCGACTTCACCCAAGCCCGTGGAAATCCGTATTCCCATCCCGGTGCCGTGCCAGACACCGGCCATCGAAGCTCCCCAATTCGCCACCACCGCCCTGCGCCCGGCGGACGACCTGCAAACCAAGGTTCGTGCGCTGCTGGCCGAACGTCAGCAACACCTGGCCTACGAAACCCGCCTGCGTGCTGCCCTCCAGGCGTGCCAGTGAAACGTCCTACCTTCGTCGGCAGGGGCGCCGCGCGTATTGCGCTGGCGCCCGGCCTTGGGCTACTGTTCGGCCATCGCTAGGCGAGACCGCAACCGTGATCCACCGCACCCGCATCATCACCTCCCTCCTCAAGGCATTCGCCCGTTGGCGCTGGCGCGCCTGATTCCTTCTTTCCCGGCATAGCGCCGGTCTCTTCTTACGCGTCCATTTCTCCGATCCGCTGGCATAATTGCCAGATTCGCGCAGCCTACGAGGCCGCAACGGGTGTCGACGATGGCGCGATCCGAAAGCAGTGCAATCATGAGGTTCGAGCAGACATGCTGCTGATGATCGATCAGCACGATTCCCCTCCGCATCAATCCGCTTCCCTCCTGAATATCCCCTGAAAGCACCGCCGTTACTGGCTGCTCTGTCCGTGCCGGTCCGCATCTACCCGCTGACATCCTGAAAAAAAGCGGGTACCGTTGCGGGTATCAACGGACCGATACCCGCATACCCTCATGCCTCTCACCGACGTGAAGATCCGCCAGGCGAAGCCTGGGCCCGCTTCCATCAAACTCACCGACGGCGGCGGCCTGTTCCTGGAAGTGAAGCCGAACGGCTCAAAGCTCTGGCGGTACCGCTACCGCATCGCCGGCAAGGAGAACACCTTTGCCATCGGTGCCTACCCTGACGTGTCGCTTTCCGATGCGCGCGCGGAGCGCGATGAAGCCAGGGCGCTGGTGAAAGCTGGGCGGCACCCGTCCCACGTGCGTCAGACTGAGAAGGCCAAGCAACTGGCGGAGAACAAGAACACGTTCGAGGTGGTTGCCGAGGAGTGGATTGAACAACGGCTGGCGAAGCGGACGGAGAAGTACCGCGACCAGATCCGCCGAGCATTCCAGCAAAACGTCTATCCCTACATCGGCCGATTGCCGCTGCGGGAAATCACAGCGGCGCACATCCTAGAGATCATGCGGCGGATGGATGCTCGGGGCGCGCCTGCCTATGCGCTGCAGGTAAGACAGTGGATCTCGGCGGTGTTCTGCTATGGCGTGGTCACGCTTCGCGCTGATGCTGATCCTGCTGCCGCTGTGAAGGGGGCCGTGGAGCGCGCTGAGATCAACCACAGCCAGCCGATGTCCCGCGAGCAGTTGGGCATCTACCTGACAGCTGTCGACCAATACAAGGGCTTCCGTGTGACGGTGATTGCCCTGCGTCTGTTGCCCATGCTGTTCACCCGCACAGTGGAACTGCGTGCAGCGCGCTGGTCCGAGTTCGACCTGGACGGAGCACTGTGGACGGTGCCGGCGGAGCGGATGAAGAAGCGGCGCGTGCACCTGGTGCCGTTGCCCACCCAGGCAGTCGACCTGCTACGTGAGCTGCGCAAGATCACCGGCGGTGAGCTGCTATTCCCTGGGCTGAAGGACCCGGCGCGGCCGCTGAGCCCGACGACGCTGAACCGGGCGATGGAGTACATGGGTCTGACTGGCTGGCACTGCCACGACTTCCGCGCAACAGCGAACACCCACCTTGAGGAGATGGGGCGGTTCCGGCCTCAGGTGATCGACGTGCAGATGGCGCACAAGGAGAAGGACAAGACGAAGAAGGCCTACAACCACGCGGTCTATCTAGACGAGCGCCGCGAGCTGATGCAGGCCTGGGCGGATTGGGTTGAGGGGAGCCGGAAGGCTGAGGAGCATGCCGCCTGACATCAGGCGGCGCGCTCCCGCTTGCGATCTTCGATCCACTGAAGCACTTCCAGCAACGACCACCGCGATGCACACCCGATTTTGATGGGAGCCGGGAAGGAGCCTGCAGTGATCATGTCGTAGATGGCGCTCTTCCCAAGTCCGACGAGGCCGCTTACCTCGGTGATCTTTAGCAGCCGGTCCATCTGGCCAGCCTGTTGGTTTACTTGTTCCATCTCCTACCTCCAGCTTTCCCGCGCCACGTTTCGCGGATTGTTAATTTCGTGGCGCGCTTGATCTAACTTCGCTTTCAGGACGACACTGATATCCGATAGCTGTCTTGATCTGATGGCGCGTATATCCGCATTAAGGTCTTGGGGGACCAATGACGTACTTCCCTGGCTTAACGGACGTCCAGGTTGTTTGGTCTGACGAGCACAATGGAGAGCGCGACTCCTGGCTGCTGACTCAGGCGCAAACTCATGGGCGCATTGGCCCGCGCCGAGTTGCCTTTGAACTTCGTATGAGCCGTAAGGAAGCCAAGGCCTTGCTGGCTTCTGCTGTCGCGCGTGGAGTTCTCCGCACCGACGGTGATGGTTGGTATCGAGATGCGATGCAACCCGCCGGCCAGGGATAGCATTCTTCATTGCTCCGCCTCCTGATGGCGCGCACCTAGCACGTCGCAGTTTTCGCAGACGCCATTGTTCGCGGCCATGTAGCCGGCGCCGAAGCTGGTGCTTGGGTAGATGTCGCCGCAGCCGCACTGGTACTTGACGGGGGCGGCTGCAAAATCCGGCCACTTGGGGAGGCGTTCATGGCGACGCGCTTCCAGAGCGGAGACGATTGCAGCCGTTGCGCCCTCAATGCTCCAGCGGGCTGCGTCATGCAGCTCCTCCCAGGGCGTCGATTTGTGGGATGTGCGCAGGTGAAGCACGACCGCGATGGCTCGCGCGTCGCTGGCGAACAGATGACCTTCTGCCGACTTTGCGCGCTGCTTCCAATAGCTGGCTCGATACCGTGCCTCTTTGAGTTCGGAGAGCAGTTGACCCTGCTGGCGGTTGTTCTCCATTACTCGCCCTCCACCACCTTGATGCGCAGTTCCAGGCCGCAGGCCTTGGCCAGCGGTACGAGCTGCTCGACAGTGCTTTCCCCGCTCTGCAGGGCAAGGCCGAGCTGCACCAGCCGATCACCCAGGACGGCGAAAGGATTGCTGGTGACCAACTCGAAGGTGTGTGCGCCAGTGGACGCCGGCACATGTGCTGTCAGGGTCATAGGATGAACCTCTCGTGCCGCAGCGCTGGGCGGGCGGCTGTTGGCGTGATGGGCTTCGGGCAGCTGACCACTATGGTGGTGCCGTTCATGTCAATGACGGGCTTGGCCAGGCGCCTGGCTTCGTCGCGCTGTTCGAATGCGCCCATCGCGATGGCGAAGTTGGCGATGGCGAAGGTGCCGAGCAGCCAGTGCCAGAACCAGTGGGTGCTTGTGCTCATGCTTCACCGCCTTCTGGCTCCTGCGCGCCAAGCCAGGAGTCGTCGACTGCGGCACAGTCACTGCAGATGCCGCGTTCACGGATCAAGGTTGCCTCGTCGCTATCTCCCGCGAACCAGTGTCCGTAGCGGCAAACAACGGGGTCCGCCGTCTTCTGCTGGCGCTTCAGCTCGGTGACCACCACCTCGACCGCCTCGATCACCGGCACGCCGACGTAACCGTCCTCGATCTCCACTCGCTCCAGCCAATCCCCCAGAACCAGGATGCTTTTGGCCAACTCGGCCTGGTCCTCGCGTAGGCCGGCAGCCACCTGCTCGATCTGGGCCGCGTGCTCCTCGGGTGTCGGAAGCTCTTGGGCGGCCTGAGGCGGTAGGTTTGCCGTGCCGGTGATCACGTCGAAAATTCCGGGCTTCAGCACGCCGGTGTGCATCCCGTTGAACTCGCGGACACGATCAGCCAGGCCCAGTGGATCAGCAGCGCTTCCCAATGCAGGGGAGTCTTGCTGCGCCCGCCCACCAGAGCTCTCCAGGAATGCTGTTGTGATCTCGCGTATGCGACGAAGCGCCGCCCATGGTTCGCTCTGTCCGTCGGCCGCGCAGGCGTCGATGCCGATCAGCGCGCTTTCCAGGACGGCGACCACGCTCTCCAGGTTGTCGGCGCTTTCCATGTAGCGCTCTACGGAGTCGATGTAGCCACCAGCAGCTTCCGCAGCTTTGCGCTTGTCCTCGATGGCGTTGCCATCCGCAACCTCGGCGATCACGGCGCCGCCGCGGCCGATGGCGATCGGTGTGCCAGGCTTCAGGTAGGGGCGAACCGAGTCGAGCTGCATGCCCAGGCCCGAGCGGATGACTATGGTGATGGCTTCCATGGTCATGCTCCTACTGCTTTCGGCTGGTGGTCCAGATCTGGGCCATGGATGCGCTGGTAGATTTCTTCGCGGTGGACCTCGGTGTCACGCGGGGCGATCACGCCAATGCGCACCTGATTGCCCTTGACGCCCAGCACCACGACCTCAATGTCGTCGCCGATCTTCAGCTTCTCGCCTACGCGCCTAGTCAAAATCAAAATGGGACTATCCTCCTGAGGCCTTCGCCTCTCTCCTTTTCTGCTCGCGCAACTTGTGGCAAATGCGGCACGCTTTCAGGCCGGTCTTTGCCACGTAGGTGTTCTGAGCGTTTCGTTCGTGCCCATGCCGGCAATGCGTCTTGCCCGCGGTGCCTCGCCCCTTTCGTGTTTTGTCCTGCATGTTTTCCGTGTGCGTCCCGAGAAACAGGTGACCGGGGTTCACGCAGAGCGGGTTGTCACAGCGGTGACAGACACAGACGCCATGCACGCCTTCGCCCCCAGGGATGGGCTCGTTGTGCAGTTCGTATGAGAAGCGGTGAGCAGAGATTCTCCGCCCGCTGACGCTGACAACGCCGTAACGGCGGTCGGTTTTGCCACGAGTCCCACCGGTCCAGTTCCAGCAGCCATCTGCCTCGGTCCGATCGACCTTTGCCCAGAAGCGCTGGATGGTCTTCGTGGAGAACAGCTGTGCACCGAGCATCCGGGGCGTGGCTGTGTTCATCTGGTCGTCTCCTTTCTCCGGGCAAGCCGACGGCCCGCCGCGATTGTTGGCTTTCGCAAATTTCGGTTTCTTACTGCTGGACTGTTACTGCAGGGTCTCGCCGTGCAGGCAGTGCAGCAGCGATTCGAACTTGTCGACGTACAGATGCACGGCGACCTCGCGCTGGTTGTTCGGGTTGGTGATGTTCTTGCCGAACGCCAGGCCTTTCTCGGTCAGCGCCCAGAATTCTTTCACCCCGCTGCCCTTGCTGCTGGGGCGACTCAGGCGTTCCACAAGACCTGCCTGCTGCATCAGCTTGTAGACCTTCTGCGCGGATGCCTGTACCTCATGCGAGCGCAGCAGGTCGGAGAGGGCCGCAGTGACGTGGCTGTTGCCGTCGTCATCGGGGCTGTCTACGGCGTAGGCCGGGAGCAGATCGGCATGGCCGACCTTGGCGCCGAGACGCTGGTACATGCCCAGCGTTGCCGACGGTGACAGGTTCAACGTCTTGGCCATCGACTCGATGATCAGGCACGCATCGTTGGTGAGTGCCGGCGCCTGCTGCTGGCCGATGGAGTAGCTGCCGGTGCGACGGATAGACGGCAGCACGTCGTGAGTCACCCAGCGCTTGAAGGGTTTTGCTTCCGGTTTCCGGCTGTCGAGGATCGCGGAGTACAGACCGGACTCGTTGATGGTGGTGACACCGCGACCACCCGATGCTGTGCCCAAACCGGCGATCTGCCGGTTTGACTTTTCGTCGTCGTCCAGACGCTTGGTCATTTCATAGGCGTCGGAGTAGCCCAGGATCTCGGCCACCTCCATCGCGATGAACCAAGGTTCGCCGTTCTCGTCGACGAGAACCTGGAGGCGCTTGTTGTTGAAGTCATAAGGGATCAGATTCATCTCGTTCTCCGAGCTACGAAAGTTTCGTAGTGATGCGGTTACCACCGCACAACCGCCTCGTTGAAGCGGCTGTACGCTGGATTTCCAGCCCCTGCCCTGCCATGCCCAGCCGCGCCGAACCAAGCCTTACCGCGCCAAGCCCCGCCCTGCCGAAGGGATGGACAGTGATGCTTTCGCACCGGACAGCGCTCCACCCGAAGCGCTCGCCGCTGCGCTGCGTCATGCCGAGTAACCACTTTCGATGCGCCGCGCGGCCACTCGAATCTCAACCCGGCGCTCTCCGCTGCGACGGGTCCGCATGGTCGGATCGTCGCTGGTGACGCTGTGCAGGCAGGTCAGCGCTGCAAGCATGAACACCGCGTGAGCGAGGATTCCGCGCCGAAAAGCTTCAGCGACCATGGCGGCACGTTTGGTCACGCCGAGTTTTGTGCTCAGGGCCAGGAGGCGTTTCTCGATGGTGCCTGCTGCAACTCCCATGGCTCGTGCGGCCTCTTTGCTGGAAAGCCCAGCAGCCACAGCCATCAGACACTCCAGCTCGCGCGGAGCTGCCCCGCGTTCGAGGTGGCCCACAAGTCCATGTGCGTCGATGGTGGTGCTCATTCCTGATCCCTCAAGTGCGTTGCGTTGAATTGAATTTACCTGCGGTTATTTTTGCAGTCAACACCTGCGGTTTTATTTCGGGCAAAAAAAAGAGCCCCGAAGGGCTCTTGATTTGGTTGATATTGCGTGAGGGCCTTACAGGCCGGTGATCTTCGCGTCGATCACGCGGCCAATGATCACCCAGTCTTCATCAATCTCAATTGTTCTGAACGATGGGTTTAGCGGAGTCAGGTACTTTGCCCCAGCGTCGTTGATGTACTGCTTGAACGTGGTTTCTCCATCGCGATGCTTGGCGATATAAAACTTCCCGCTAATCAAGTCGAATCCTTCCGGCTTAATGAGAATTGGAGTTCCATCCGGAAAGCTTGGCGGGGTTGCTGATGTCATTGATGGCCCCTTAACGAGCAGCCAGTACCCGTGCGGGCCGGCGTTTTCGGTCGATGGCAGCCAGTCTTCGGCATCTCCCGGGGCGAAGTTATCTGGCGACTCAGCCCGTGCGCCTGCGGCAATCCATGAAATCAACGGATACTCCCTTGCCCGTCTGGTTGGCTGTACTGCTAGTCCTACGTTTGTGGGGTCGGCTTCATAGTCGGCCTGAAAATTCGCCTCGTTGATTTTGTCTATCGCTTCGGCCAGTCGCGGGCTGAAGGCGCTGACAGGCACCTGCAGCATGCTGGAGAACAAGGAGGCTGCCCGGATGTTCAGCGCATTTGTACTGTTCAAGTACATGCTGATCGCCGTCTGGCTCATGCCGAACTGCTCTGCCATGGAGCTCTGAGTCAAGCCTAGTTCTCGCCTCTTCTGCAGGAAAATCTGCTTGAGCGCCTGGCACTCTGCATCTTCAACGGGGGTGAGGGTTCGCTTCTTCATTCCGCAATCCTAACAACCTACGGTTATGCGATCAAAAAACCGCCGGTCTTGCCTTTGATTAACACCGCTGGTTATGCTGCCGATAAAACCCAAGGCAGCTAGCTATGACCGGACAAACACTAAGCGACTTTGTCGATCGCCATGGGCAGGAGGGGGCGGCGAAAGCGCTCGGCCTTAGCCAGGCGGCGATCAGCAAAGCTCTGAAGGCTCGGCGAGTCATTTTGATCATCTCTTCACAAGACGGTGGTTTTGAGGCTGCTGAGTTGAAGCGCTTCCCTTCTGGAGGCCGTCGCCCATTCTCAGCACCTGACCTTCAGGCATGGGGCATCGGCAACATTTCCGCCGACCTTGAGGAAATAGTACCCGTCGCATCTCAACCAGAGCAGTCCAGCAAACCTGCTGTGCAGACATCCAGTGCTGAGGTGGCGCAATGAGTCAGGCGCTGCTGACCATGCTGGCGCTCGCTGGCCGCAAGTCGAGCGAATCGACTGAGCTCTATTTCCAGCTCGAGTTGGATGCCGAGGAAGTGTTTGTCGAACTGTGGGCGCAGTGCGCGCACATCGGCTATGCCCGCCTGGTGCGCGTACGCTCGGCTGATGAGGTCAGGAACTGGCGCCTTGTAGCCACGTTTGAATTAGCGGAATTGCTTTCGGCGCATTCTCCAATCCCAGGTCCACGAGTTTCGTTATCAGCTGTTTTGTGGTCTCGCCGGGAGCTTCGCGCAGAGCTTTCAGAATGCCGCTCTTCTCCTCTTCAGGAATATCTGACGCCTGCACCTTCGCCTCAATCAACTGACGCAGGGTGTCCGCATGAAGCTTAACCGTGACTGTGCCCAGGATTGCGCTGGTACCGCCGTCGTCTTCCAGAAAATCGATGCCTTGGGCGGTGATCGTGGCGTGATGGACCTTCTTCGTTCCGTCCATGAAGTCGCTGGCTGCGAGCTTCACCAGACCCAGTTCGCGAAGGTAGTAGAGGTTCACAAGCACTTCGGCAGGATCGCCGATGCTCACGACCTTGCTCGACTCTCGCGGGTAAACATCCCTCAATTGCTCAAGAAGCTCTTTCTGCAGCGCCCTATTGATCTTCATTTGCCAGGCCTCCTAGCCCGTTTCGTGTGGAAGCAAAACGATAGCACGGAGTGTCCTGGCGCCTCTTTGCGCCCTGGCTGATCCACAAACGCCAGGCACAAAAAAGCCCGCGTGCGACCGCGGGCTTTGAAAACTGCCACCCGTACGACCGGGTGTACATCACATAGTCCGAAGGAGATTAGGACATGTCACGTGTTCAAGAAAATATCAAAGCGCCGTCTGCGGCGCAACAAGCAGTAACCACTGGCCTGGCCTTTCAGATTAGCCGCGAAACAGGTCACGCCTTGCTCGCAGTGAAAGAAGGGCAGCCGGTGATCGAGGCCTTGCGCGTGTCTGGCCAATTGTTGGATGGGGTCTCCTGCATCCTCCGGCAGATCAATGACGACATGGAGGGAGAGCTACAAGCTGTCGAGATCTTCGCTCTGCAGGTGCTGATCGATGTAGCGACCAACCTGAACATTGCCAGCCGCCGCGGCCTGGAGCGTGCTGGAGGTGAAGCATGAGCCTCCTCAAAGTCGATCCCTGCATCCCCATGGGACACTTCCGCGTTTGTCCTGAAACCTCTGTCGACGGCGCCTTGGATGAAGCGCTCCGCCTTATCGAAAGCATCCAGTACCTCTTCAGCGACCTGGACGGCGAGCCTCTGGAGCCTGGCGCTCACTACGGCATTGAGTTCTTGGCTCGCTCCGCTGCGGAGCTGGTGGATTCCGCCCGACGTGGCGTGGCTCGTCATGAAGGGGGGGCATCCGAATGAACCTCTGCCATGTGATCCGGAAGAAGGGCAAGCGTGATCCGGCTGAGGTGCTCAGCGCTGCCGACATCGACGAAATCAAGCACGACCTTGATACCGCCCGCGATGCCATCTGCAACATCTCGCTGGGCATTGCTGCCATCGGCACGCTGCTCGCCAGCAATGCCGTTGAGGGCGAAGTCGGCCAGGAAATGGCGGAACGGCTTGGGTGGCTGCTCGAAGAACTGGGTGACGGCATCTACGGCCTGCTGAATTTCGAGACCTCCTGCGCTGAGCGCCTTCGCGCACAGGGAGGGCGCCAGGAATGAAGACTCGCACCGAAGTGCAAATTCTGGCGGATCAACTCCAGGGCTACATCAGCGCCATTGGTGACCTGGCTTCCGCTGTTCGCGAAGACCTGGCTTTCGAGGGCTCGCGGGACCTTGCTCCGCGTCTGGCCGGCGACCAGGTAGACGCCATCCACTTCTCGATCATCACCATCGCCAAGCTCGCCGGCGAAGACCTCGTCAGCCTGCTGACCAAGTTGGAGGTGCCGGCATGAAGAAGAACCTTCACCCCTGGTCCAACGTGCTCCTGTGCGCTGATGACTATTGGCATGGCATGACCCCTGAGCCGGCCCACATCGAGCGCGTCCAGTCTTCCGCCCGCGACCTTCAGTACACGATTACCAACGGTCTATCTGCACTGAACGCGCTGCTTCACAACCATGACGACGCGCTACGCGACGAGGAGGCGATGGATCTGCTGCGCCTTCTCGCCAGCCTGGGCGATGTCCTTCTTTCCCTCCGGATGTTCGAGGAGGGGACCGTAGAGATCGGCGAGCGTATTGCCAAGGGGAATCTGGAATGACCGACCTGACCATTGGCGGTCCTGCCGCCACCATGACCACCATCGATCTCCGAGATATGGTGAACGAGGCTCGCGCAGCCGCTGGCGAGCCGAAGGTTCGAAACGATCAGTTCATCGCACGGGTACAGGATGAGCTCGGCGAAGAGCTGGGGGTATGCAAAAAGATTGCACACCCCCAGAGCGGCGTTCTGATGGATGCCTATGACCTCACTCGCGACCAGTGCGAACTGGTGGCCATGCGTGAGTCGAAGGGCGTCCGGCGCGCGGTTCGTGATCGTCTCAAGGAGCTAGAAGCCAAGGCTCTGCCCGACGTGTCGAACCACGAAGGCACCTTGCTGGCACTCCAGGGATCGGTAGCGCAGCAGCTGGCACTCATCAGCGAGAACAAGCAACTCGCCGCCGAGCGTGACCACGCCATCGCCACCAAGGCGCAGATCGGCAGCCGCCGGGAAGCCCAGGCAATGGCGGCAGCTTCCTCCGCGGTCCGCCAGGTGCGACGGCTCGAGGATGAGCTGGGGCGTGGCACTCGCTTCGCCACCGTCATCGCCGTCGAGACCGTTACCGGCGAAAAATTCCCCTTCAACGCCTACGTCCACCTTCGCAAGTGGTGCAAGGCCAATGGCGTTCAACCCGAAATCGTCCCGGATCGTCGCTTTGGCGAGGTCAAGGCGTGGCCGTCCGGCGCATGGGCTGCCGTTTATCAAATCGATCTGGCGACCCTCTTCGGCGCCTCTGGAGCACAAGCATGATCAAGCCGATCAACGAGCAGCAGCTCATGGAGCAAATCGCCGTCGCGGCAGTGGAGTACCAGCAAGCGGAATCCAAGCGCAACTCGCTGCGCCGCGAGCTGAACAGGCTGTACACCACCTACTTCGCAGCCTATGGCCGCCCGTACGGTGATGAACGCCGCCGCATTGACCCGTACGACGAAAAGTTCGAGCCGGTGCTGGAGTTCACCGGGCCCGCCTACCGGCGCTGGAAGGCTCAGCGCGATCTGACCACCCTCAAGCGCAAGCTGCGGACGCTCGTCGAGCGCCTGGAGCGTGTGTGATGAGCGCCCGCCAGCAGAACCCCGGCCGGATCACCGCCGGCCCCAACGGCCAGCCGGTGATCGCCGGCCCGTGGCCTTCCTATCGCCAATTCCGCGAGCTGCCCGAGCGCGAGCGTTGGGTCTTGTATTCGCACGCCAAGGTCTGCCGCGCAGCGCTCGAAGACCAGGGCTTCGTCATGGCCGAGAGCTACGACGACTTCGTGAAGCGGGTAACCGAGGAGCTGGACGTATGAAGCTCAAGCCGACCTTTGAAACTGACGTGTACATCTCCGATGGCGGGTACTTCGCCATCCGACAGGAGAACTCGATGGGGGAGGAGGACACCGTCATTCTCTCGCCCGAGCAGCTGCGCGCCGTGATGGCATACGCCCGCGCCCAGCTGCGCACCTCGAAGACATGGTGGAACGCGGAGGAGATTGACTGATGGCCCGCGCTCGCAACATCAAGCCATCGTTCTTCAAGAACGAAGACCTGGCCGACCTGGATTCCTCCGACCGCCTGCTGTTCATCGGTCTGTGGTGCCTGGCCGACCGCGAGGGGCGGCTGGAGGACCGGCCGCGCCGGATCAAGATCGAACTGTTCCCGGGCGATGGCTATGACGTGGAGACTGGACTGGCGAACCTGGCTGGCAAGGGGTTCATTGATCGTTATGAGGTGGAGGGATTCGTGGTCATCTCCCTGCCGAACTTCCTTCGCCACCAGTCGCCGCACAGCACCGAAAAGGACAGCGAGCTACCCGACTGCAACGGTTATCTAACCGTGAATGAGCGTCTCCGGGGGAAGGTAATTCCCGGTAAGCAACGGTATGTGCATGCGGCAACAGGCTTCTGCATACCTGCCAATAACAGTGAGTTAACTGTTAAAGCACCCGATCAGCCTGCGACGGCAACGGTGGGTGCATCCACCCATAACGCCCTGATTCCTGATTCTCTGAATCCTGATTACCTGAATCCTGAAGAAGAGAAAGAGCCTCTCGGTGTTTCTGGCGAAACACCGCCGGCACCAGTGAGCCAGCCGGGTGAGAAGTTGGCCAAGTACTCCGACGACTTCGAGTCGTTCTGGCGCGAGTACCCAAAGCGCGACCGCTCCGCATCCAAGCCGGACGCCTGGAAGGCCTGGGGGGCTCGCCTGAAGGAGGGTATCGCTCCGCAGGACCTCATCCGCGCCGCTGCCAACTACCGCGCCGACCAGATCGCCAAGGGCAAGGTCGGCACGGAGTTCGTGAAGCTCCCGGCCACCTTCCTTGGCAAGGGCGAGCACTGGAAGCCGTACCTGGGCCCGCAGCCAGATGCCCAGGCTGCCGCCCAGCAGAGCGCCGTTCTCTCGGTTCCTACCCATTCGCAGGAGATGTACCCCGATGACAAATTCTAAGTTCCGTCCTGCTCCACGAATCGCCGAGCAGCATGAGGTCTGCTGCCGCGCTGGCCGTGGCCACAAGAACTACGACGAGCAGCTGGTCGAGCTGTTCGGCGGTGGCTGGTACCGCACCGAGTGCCCGACCTGCCAGTGGGAAATGCTGTACAACAAGCCCAGGGAAGACGGGCGCCGGCAGGCTGCTGAGAAGGTGTTCGCCGAGCGGCAGCTGAGCGAGGACCTGATCGCCACTGGCATCACCCCGCGATTCCGCAGCTGCACCTTCGACAACTTCCTCACCGATGGCGGCGATGCAGGCAAGACTCGCGCGTTGAGCATCTGCCGCGGCTACGCCGAGAAGTTCGCGGAGAACTACCGCCAGGGCCGCGCGCTAATGCTGCTGGGGGAGATCGGCAACGGCAAGACGCACCTGGCCTGCGCGATCCTGCAGCACATCGTCCGCGAGGAGCAGGCCACGGGCTTGATCGTCACCGCCGAGGCGATCATCCAGGGCGTTACCGACAGCTTCCGGCAGAACGCCAGCCACACCAAATCCCAGCTGCTCCAGGAGCTGGCCGAGGTGGACCTGCTGGTGATCGACGAGGTGGGTATGCACACCCCTCGCCAGGGGCGCGACTTCGCCCCCGGCCTGCTGCACGAGGTGATCGACCGGCGGTATCAACTGGTGCTGCCCACCGTGTTGGTGAGCAACCAGACGCGCGAGCGCCTGCCAGAGTTCATTGGCCCGCGTGCCGCTGACCGCCTGCGCGAGAACGGCGGCCTGCTGGCCCCGTTCACCTGGCGGTCTGCTCGCGTCGGAGGTGCCGCATGATGGACCGCTATCCCGACGAACATCTGTTCGAGGCCGTCGTGGACGAATCCAAGCTGTACAGCCATGAATCCGAGTACGCCGTGATCGGGTCGATGATCAAGCAGCCCGAGCTCGTTGATGACCTCAGTGGCCAGCTGGTGGTCTCGGATTTCCACCACCCGGCCTGCGCCGAGCTGTTCGAGTTGCTGGTGGCTATGCGCAACCAAGGGCACGCGATCGACATCGTGACGTTGTACGAGGCCCGATCGCACCTGGCCGATGGGCAGAGCGTCCTCCAGGTGGCGGCGAAGATGGCGGATAACACCCCGAGCACAGCCAACGCCGGCGCTTACGCCAGGACGGTCAAGCAGCGCTCGGTAGCGCGCCGCGTGATCGCCGCCGCGCAGGTCATGAGCCAACGCCTGATGGATGGCGAGCCCCTGGATGAGGTCTTGAGCCAGGGCCAGCAGGCATGGCTTGCGCTGGAGGCCGAAGGGACCGACAGCCGGAAGAAGTACCGCTTCATCCGCGACGTGCTTCCTGAGGCTGTGGATGGCATCGACAGGCGCTTCAACCGCCAGGTGAGCCTTGGCTATGACACCGGCCTGCCATCGCTGGACGAGTTCATCCCCGGCATCTGCCCTGGCCACATGGTGGTGGTCGCTGGTGAGCCCGGCAGTGGCAAGACCACCCTGGGCCTCGGTCTGGCCGAGCGGGTGGCGTTGCACAGCGGTGACGTTGCGCTGGTCTTCAGCCTGGAGATGACCGATGTGGAGCTGACCAACCGGGCGCTTGCCTCGGTGGGCAGCGTGCCACTCAAGCACATCAGCGAAGGCCATTCGATGCGTGACTCTGACTGGCCGGGTCTGACCGGCGCGGTCGCGAAGCTCAACGACGCCCCGCTGATCCTGTGCGATGACGCCTCCCTGACCCTGCGAGACATCCGCCAGATCTGCCGCACCGTGAAGCGCGAGCACGGGCTGGGCATGGTGGCGGTGGACTACATCGGGCTGATCAAGGGCGAGCAGAAGAACGCCAGCCGCTACGACGTTGTGACCGAGATCAGCAAGGGCATGAAGCGCCTGGCCAAGGAGCTCGGCGTGCCGGTGGTGGTGCTGGCCCAGCTCAACCGTGGGCCCAAGGCGCGCGCGAACAAGCGCCCCACCAAGAGCGACCTGCGCGACTCCGGCCAGATCGAGGCCGACGCCGATGTGGTGGTGCTGGTACACCGCGACAACGACAGCCCGGCGGGCCAGGCCGGCGTAACCGAACTGATCGTCGACAAGAACCGCCACGGCCCCACCGGCATTGCCCACGTCCAGCACCAGGGGCACTTCCATCGGTTCGTTGAGTTGGCCGGTGGGTACATGCCCAGCGACGAAGAGGTCGAGATGGCTCGGCCGTACAAGGGCCGCCAGTACGGCAAGGGGAAAGCAGCATGAGCAACGTAATGGCGCTCGCACCAAGGAAAAGCATGACCCGACCTGAGCGGCAGATGCTCCAGGTGATGGCTCAGGAACTGCCGAATCGCCTCGGCGGGCCATCGACAATGGCAGCACTGCTCCAACTGGTTGCCAGTTGGATGGGCAGCCCGTCTCCCCTCGGCTTTGAGGACTTCGCCAAGGCCTGGGTACAGCAGGGCAACGTCAAGGGCGCCGCAGCGGAGCAACTGCTGCGCGACGTCCTGGGGATGAACACGCCGCCGAAGGGGGCCGCATGACGGGAATCTATCGAGACGTGCTGCCGGCGATCGTGCGTGTGCTTGCAGCTGATGTGATCGACAACACGGCGAAGCAGAGCTGGCAGAAGCTGATCGACCGCAAGGTGGATGGGGGGTACCGCGCGCTGCTGTCGGCACAGGACCAGTTCGAGTTCGACTGCATGCTCCACGCGCTGCTCCATCGAGAGCTCACCCAGGCTGAGTGGGATGTCTTGTACGCGCGCTACTCGACCCACAATGGGCGCCGCCTCAACGCGGTCGGCCGGATGGTGCCGAGGGTCACCAGCCCGGCGCCGCGCGTCTTCTTGACCTACGCGGTGACCAGTTGGTGCATCCCGAAGCTGAAGGGGAAGGATGGCAAGCGCTCCACCGATGTCCTGGTTCTGTCGGCGAAGTGGTACGACATCAACCAGTGGGACACCGAGGCGCGTCCTGACTCCACTCGCAGCCGATGGCGGCGTGATATCTGGAAGGCGCTGGATGCCATCGAGGAGCAGGCGATCGTTCGCGTGACCGAGATTCTGGAGCGGGAGAAGTTGGTCGAAGTCGCTTGACTCTTGTGAGCGTTTGAGCGAAATTCACCACATCTGCTGATCCGTGCGCGTCGCACAGAGCAGCCCCAAAAAGCCCGGCCATTGTGTCGGGCTTTTCCGTTTCTGGACCCGGCCGCCGAGCCGGGTTTTTTGTTGCCCGCGATTTTAGGTGCGCGCTCCTGCGCCTTAGCCCGCAGCACGCGCGGGCCTTTCTATTCACGCAGTGCCAGGGCTGGCCAAGCCTGGGGACACCCTCATGAGGAATCACACCATGACCGAGCCGGCCTCGACAGCAGTTGGCGGGATCGCGCTCTACAAGCTCGGCGCCTTTGGCTTCTTCGCCATCCTCGCCGCCATCCTGGTGATGGCTATGACCCTGCCCAAGACAGTGCGGGAGTTCGTGGTGGCCATGACCTGCACAGTGGTGTCGAGCGTGTGTGGCGGTGCGTTCGTTGTCCGCTGGTTCGACCTCGGGAGCTGGGTGCAGGACGACGTCGGCATGATCGCCATCTGCGGGATCATCTTCGTCTGCGGCCTGCCAGCCTGGGTGATCGTCCGCGCCTGGTTCGCCTGGAGCGAGGCTCGCAAGGGCGTAGGGTTGCCTGATCTGGCGAAGGAGTTCCGCGAAGGAACAGGCCTGTGATCAGCATCAGCCCGGGGACAGTAAGCGGCTTCCTCGATGAGCTGATCGACCTGGAGGAGAACCAGGTGCCTTTCGCCGCAGCGCTCGCGCTGACCCGCACAGCCCAGGCTGTCGAGCAGGTGCTGGTCAGCCAGATGCGGACGGTGTTCGACCGCCCGACGCCGTACACGCTGAAAAGCTTGCGAGTGTTCCCTGCCACCAAGGAGAAGCTGGTGGCTCGAGTGTGGATGAAGGATGAGTCGGTGAAGGCCGAGCCGGCCACGCGCTGGCTTACCCCGGAGATCTATGGCGGTGACCGCCGGACGAAACGGGTAGAGCGGCAGCTGCGGGAGCGCGGCATCCTGCCTGAAGGCAAGTACGTCGTGCCGGGCGCAGGGGCGAAGTTGGACAAGTACGGCAACATGAGCCGAGGCCAGGTCACCAAGGCGCTGTCAGGCATCGGCGGGTACACCCAGCAGGGGTACGACGCCAACGCCACCAACAGTGCGCGCAGTGCGAAGAAGGGCAACTATCGCCGCTACTTCGTGATGCATGGCCCTGATCGCCAGCCCCTCGGCATCGCCGAGCGCACGGCCAAGGGCAAGGACGGCCTGGCCATGATCCTTGCCTTCGTGTCCAAGCCCACATATCGCAAGACGTTCGACTTCCATCAGATCGCACAGCGCGAAGCTGAGGCGAGGCTGCGCGACGAGGCTGTGAAGGCAGTCGCCGAGGCCCGGCGCACCCGTCGATAGGGCCTGCCTATGGGCTTTGGGTCCTCCCCGGGGTACCCCCCTATGAGGGTAATTCGAGCCCCGCTCACACACTATGTACGACCCAAATTCAGAGGTTGGTTGTTGTTTTGTCATGAGCACAGAAGACCTCCAGAAAAAGCGCGGATGGCTGAACAAATCCGAGATGGCCGCGAGCCTCGGGATTTCTCCGCAAGCCTTTGATAAATGGGGCGTTGAGCCTGCCGCAAAGATCGGTCGCGAGGTGTTCTATACCGCCCAGGCGGTACTGCAGAACCGCCTCGATCATGCGACCCAGAAACAACAACCTGAGGGCCTCGATGCGGAAGGCCTCGACCCGCTCGCCGAGAAGAAACTGCTTCAGGAGCGGTTGCGATTGACGACGGCCCAGGCTGTCGCCCAGGAACAGAAGAACGAGGTCAACGCAAAGACCCTCGTTCCCGCCCCGTTCGCCACCTTCGCTCTTGCCAGGATCGCAGCCAAGATCGGCTCGAAACTGGAGACGGTCTGCAAGACAGTGCGCAGCCAAATACCCGATACGCCGCCGTTGGTGCTGGAGGCCTTCGAGCGCGAGATAGCGTTGGCTCGAAATCTGGCTGTGGAGTTCGCCGACGACCTACCGGAAATCCTTGATGAGTACTCCGCCACCCTGGATGAATGACCTGCGGAAAGCGGTCGATCTAGGTTTGCAGGGGCTTTACAAGTCGCCGCCAAAGACGGCGGTGGAATGGGCGGAAGATCCCAAAGACGGTTTCTACATGTCGGCGGAATCCTCTTACAACGAGGGCAAGTGGAAGACGGCGCCGTTTCAGGTGGCCATCCTGAATGCCATGGGCAACGACCTGATCCGGGTCGTGAACTTCGTGAAGTCGGCGCGGATCGGCTACACGAAAATGCTGATGGCAAACATCGGCTACAAGATCCAGCACAAGCGCCGCAACGTGCTGATGTGGAGTCCAACGGACCCCGACGCCGAGGCGATCAGCAAAAGCCACGTCAATGGTCTGATCCGCGACGTGCCGTCGATGCTGGCTCTGGCTCCCTGGTACGACCGCAAGCATAGCGACAACACGCTCGACACCAAGGTGTTTTCCAATCGGCGGACCCTGTGGAACCTCGGTGGGAAGGCCGCTCGCAACTACCGTGAGAAATCGGCAGACGAGGTGATCTACGACGAACTGTCGAAGTTCGATGCAGACATTGAAGGTGAAGGCTCGCCGACATTCCTCGGTGACCAGCGCCTTCGCGGTGCGGTGTACCCGAAGTCCACCAGAGGATCGACACCTGGGACCGAGGGGCAGTGCCAGATCACGAAGGCGGCCGACGAGTCGCCGCGCCGCCTGCGCTACTTCATCGCGTGCCCTCACTGCCAGCACGAGCAGGCGCTGAAATGGGGTGGGAAAGACTGCTCCTATGGCCTGAAGTGGATAGCGAACGAACTAAACGAGGCAACCTCGGCGTGGTACGCCTGCGAGAACGATAAGTGCAACGCCACGTTTGAGCACCACGAGATGGTGCTTGCCTCGTGGCGTGGTCGGTGGATCTGCGAGGTGTCGGGGATCTGGACGCGTGACGCCATGGAGTGGTTCGGCCGTGACGACAAACCGATCAAGACGCCGCGTTCCCTGACCTTCTTTTGCTGGGCGGCCTATAGCACCTGGACCGGCTGGCTTGAGCTGGTCGACGAATGGCTGAAGGTCAAGGGCGACCGCGAGAAGCTGAAGACCTTCACCAACACGATCCTTGGCGAAGTGTGGGTTGAGGACCAGTCCGAGCGACTGGAGTGGGAAACACTCTACGGCCGGCGCGAAATCTACCCCTGCACCGACTATGTGCCGGAGCAGGCGCTTGGGCTCTTCGGCGGTATCGACACCCAGGATGACCGCTACGAACTGCGCGTGTGGGCCGTCGGCGCCGGCGAGGAGATGTGGCTGATCCGTCGCGTCATCCTCACCGGCAACCCGGATAGCGCTGAGCTGCGGCGCCAGGTTGGCGTCGAGCTCAACCGGCAGTTCAAGCGTCCAGACGGCACGCCCATGCGTGTTGAACGCTGGTGCTGGGATGCCGGCGGTCACCATTCCGACGTGGTAGCCGAGGAGAGCATCAAGCACGGAGCACGCTGGGTAATCCCGATCTTCGGCGCCAGCACCTACGGCAAGCCCATCGCCAACTTCCCGCGCCGGCGGAAGAACAAGATCTACAAGACCGAGGTCGGCACCGACAACGCCAAGGAGGTGATCTACGGCCGCCTAGGCATCGTGGTGCCGCAACCCTGGGTTTCAACTCCGGGCTGCATTCACCTGCCCCTGGTCGACTGGTGCGACGAGGACGAGCTGCGGCAGCTCACCTCCGAGCGCAAGAAACGGAAGATCCACAAGGGCAAGCCGGTACTGGCCTGGGATAACGAGAAGCGGCGAAACGAGGCGCTCGACTGCCTCGTGTACGCCCTGGCCGCGCTGCGCATCAGCCAGACCCGCTTCGGCTTTGACCTCGCGGCCTTGGAGCTCGCGCGCCTTTCATCAAGCGGAAATACAGGCGCACCTCCTGCCAGCAAGCCACGCAAGAAGAAATCCGATCAATCCGCCCAGGACGTGAACAGTGCGTTCCTGAGCACAACAGGTAGCAGCCCATGGCTATAGAACTCACGCGGGCCAGAACCATGCTTGAGCGGTACCTCGAGGCCGAGGACGCGGTGCTGGATGGTCGCTCTGTAACTTTCGGCCCACGCACCCTGACCATGTTGGACATGGACGAAATCCGCGCCGGCCGGCAAGAGTGGGAGCGCAAGGTGGCCAAGCTCGAACAGGCAGCGCGCGGTGGTCGACGGCCCTACAAACTGGCGGTGTTCGAATGAACTGGTTCGATCGAGTGCTGGAGCCCTTCGCTCCCGGCTTCGTGGCCAGCCGCCTGCGGAGTCGCGCACTGATCCAGGCCTATGAGGCCGCCAAGCCCAGCCGGACGCACAAGGCCAAGGGCGAGCCCCGCAGTGCAAACTCTGCGCTGCAGGCCGCCGGCCGATCCCTTCGAGAGCAATGCCGCTGGCTCGACGAGAACCACGATATCGTGACCGGCATCTTTGACCGCCTTGAGGAGCGGGTGGTCGGTGGCGCCGGGATCGGCGTGGAGCCGCTGGTGCTGGACCTGGCCGGCGACGTCCATTTGGAGTTCTGCGCGCAGATCAAAGCCGCTTGGGCTGAGTGGTCGCTGAAGCCGGAGACGGCCGGCGAGATCACCAGACCGCAGATGGAGCGCCTGGTCTGCCGGACCTGGTTGCGCGATGGCGAGACCCTGGCACAGAAGATCATGGGGCCGGTGGCGAACTACCGCCACCTGACTGCGGTGCCTTTCGCGCTGGAGCTGCTAGAGCCGGATTACCTTCCCTTTGAGCTGAATGACATGGCCAAGGGGATCATTCAGGGCATCGAGCGCGACGCCTGGCGCCGCGTGAAGGCCTACCACCTGCTGATGGCTCACCCGGGGGACTTGGGCCTAGGCATCCTGCAGAAAACGAAGCGCGTCGAGGCCGATCGGGTTATCCACATTGCCCATCGCAAGCGCATCGGTCAGAACCGTGGTGTGCCGCTGCTGCACGCCGCGTTGATCCGTCTGGCAGACCTCAAAGACTACGAAGAGAGCGAGCGCATCGCCGCACGCATCTCGGCGGCGATGTCCTTCTACATCAAGAAGGGCGAACCGCAGGACTATGAGGGAAATGGCGACGACGCCAAGCGCGGCACTTTCCCGATCGCGCCGGGGATGGTCTTCGACGACCTGCAGCCCGGCGAAGACATCGGCATGTTTGAGAGCAACCGCCCGAGCACCCTCCTTGAGGGCTTCCGCAACGGCATGCTCCGCGCCGTCGCCGCTGCCGGCCGCAGCGCCTATTCGACCATTTCTCGCTCCTACGACGGCACCTACTCGGCGCAACGCCAGGAGCTGGTCGAGGCGCAGGAAGGCTACGACCTGCTGCAGCACGAGTTCATCGACTATTGGTGCCGCCCGGTTTATCGCACCTGGCTGCCGCTGGCCATCGCCGCCGGCGTGCTGAAGGTGCCGGCGAACGTCGACGTGGGCACGCTCTATGCCGCCGTTTACCAGGGCCCGGTGATGCCGTGGATCAACCCGGTGCACGAAGCCACGGCTTGGGAATCGTTGGTGGAAGCTGGCTTTGCAGACGAGGCCGAGGTCGCCCGCGCTCGAGGACGGAACCCGCAGGAACTCAAGAAATCCCGCGCGGCAGAGATCAAGACCAACCGTGAACTGGGGTTGGTCTTCAGCTCGGACGCTTACCACAAGCTGGTCAAGGACGGCATGAACCCCGTGGAGGCCGTGCAGAAGGCGTACCTGGGCGTCGGAAAGATGCTCACCGCCGCCGAGGCTCGCGAGCTGGTGAACCAGTACGGCGGAAAACTGGCCGTACCAGGTCCCGACTTCAGTGCAACAAACAACCAAGGAGGCGCCGATGGGTAGCCTGATGAAGCTGCTGCCGCCGATGGCAATGGCGGCAGTTCTGAGCGAAGACAGCAAGCCACAGGAAAGCTGGTACAGCATCAAGGCAATCGCCCGCGGTGTCGCCGAAATCCTGCTCTATGACGAGATCGGCGCCTGGGGCATCTCTGCCCAGCAGTTCGCGCGGGAGCTGAAGGCGCTGGGCGACCTGCAGCGCATCGATCTGCGCGTGCACTCGCCGGGCGGCGATGTGTTCGAAGGCACCGCCATCTACAACCTGCTCAAGCACCATCCCGCACGCGTCGACGGTTACGTGGACGGCCTGGCGGCCTCGATGGCCACCGTCGTGCTGATGGCCTGCGACACCGTGTACATCCCTGAGAACGGGATGATGATGATCCACAAGCCCTGGGGCATCACTGGCGGTGACGCCGATGACATGCGCCGCTACGTGGATCTGCTCGACAAGATCGAGGACACCATGGTCACGGCGTATGCCAGCAAGACCGGAAAGTCCGCCGACGAGATCAAGGCTCTTCTCAAAGAGGAGACCTGGATGACTGGCCGAGAGGCTGTTGAGGCCGGCTTTGCCGACCAACTCACCGAGCCGCTCAGCGCGGCAGCTCAACTCACTTCCAAACGCATGCAGGAGTTCAACCACATGCCTCAAGCACTGAAAGACCTGATGCAGCCGCGCGCGCAAGTTACCCCGCCGGCCGCTCCGACTCCTCCGGCCGCGCCGGCGGCTCCCGCAACCCCTGCCGCGCTGGACGAAGCGTCGGTTCTGGCTCGCGCCCAGGCCGCCGAAAACACCCGTCGCGAAGGCATCCGCGCGGTCTTCCAGCCCTTCGCCGCGACCCACGGCGAGATGCTCAACGACCTGCTGCTGGACAACGCCGTTACCGTTGAGCAGGCGCAGGCGAAACTGCTGGCCAAGCTGGCCGAGGGCGTCACCCCGTCCGCAGGCCCCCAGGCTCCCACCGGTGGCAATGCGGTGATCTACGCCGGCAACGGCAACCTGGTGGGCGACTCGGTTCGCGCCTCCGTGCTGGCTCGCGCCGGCCTCGAAGAGCGCCAGGCCGACAACCGCTACAACTTCATGAGCCTGCGCGAACTGGCCCGCGCCTCCCTGGCTGATCGTGGCATCGGTGTGTCGACCCTCGACCCGATGCGCATGGTCGGCCTGGCCTTCACGCACACCACCAGCGACTTCGGCATCATCCTTCTGGATGTCGCCAACCGCTCGATGCTGGCGGGCTGGGAAGAAGCTGGCGAAACCTTCGACCGCTGGACCAAGAAGGGTTCCCTGTCGGACTTCAAGACTGCCAGCCGCATCGGTCTCGGCGAGTTCCCGGCACTGCGCCAGGTGCGCGAGGGCGCCGAATACAAGTACATCACCATCGGTGAGCGCGCCGAGCAGATCGCCCTGGCCACCTACGGCGAGATCTTCAGCATCACCCGCCAGGTCGTCATCAACGATGACATGAACATGCTCACCGACATCCCGCGCAAGATGGGCATGGCGGCCAAGGGCACCATCGGCGATCTGGTTTACGCGGTGCTGACCAAAAACCCGGCGCTTAGCGATGGCAAGGGCCTGTTCCACGCCGACCACAAGAACTACCTGACTGGCGCTGATTCGGCGCTGTCCATCGACTCGCTGAGCAAGGCTAAGACTGCGATGGCCACTCAGCGGACCCAGGTGGAGGGCAACGCCAAGGGCCGTACCCTGAACATCCGCCCGGCCTTCGTGCTGACTCCGGTTGCCCTGGAAGACAAGGCCAACCAGATCATCAACTCCGAATCGGTGCCGGGTGCCGACGTGAACAGCGGCATCGTCAACCCGATCCGCGGCTTCGCCGAGGTGATCGGCGAGCCGCGCCTGGATGATGATTCGGCGTCCGCCTTCTACCTGGCCGCGCGCCAGGGCTCCGACACCATCGAGGTGGCTTACCTCGATGGCAACGAGCTGCCGTACATGGAGCAGCAGCAAGGCTTCACCGTCGATGGCGTGGCCACCAAGGTCCGCATCGACGCCGGTGTGGCCCCGCTGGACTTCCGTGGCCTGGTGAAGTCCAAAGGCGCCGCCTAATCGGCACCGCCACCTCAAGCCCCGCACCTGCGGGGCTTTTTCATTTCAGCCATCTGGAGAACCAACATGGCCAAGAACTTCGTACAGGACGGTGACGTCCTGACCCTCATCGCACCCGCCGGCGGCGTGACCTCCGGTGTTCCGGCGGAAGTCGGTGACCTGGTGGTGGTACCGCTGGAGACTGCCGAAGCCGGCGCCACGTTCTCCGCCAAAATCGGTGGCGTCTGGAGCCTTCCGGCTGCCAACGGTCTGGCCCAGGGTGCCAAGGTGAGCCTGAAGGCTGGCGGCCTGGTCGCCGCCGCTACCGCCGACTCGGTGCCGTTCGGCTACATCACCGAGGCCACTGTCGGCGGTTTCGCTTCCGCGCTGCTCGTCCAGCAATGACCGGCGACAGATTCGCTCGTGCGCTCGGCCGCTTGCATGAGCGAGTGGTTGATCGGCTGAACGACGGCACCGCCCAGTACCTGGCCAGGGATGGCCGCCTGGTGGCGAGCAATCTGACGGTCATCGTCGACCACAACCTGATGCAGAACGGCCCTGATGGGCTGATGCGTTCGGATGCGATCGGCATCAGCTGGCGGAAGGTGTTCCTCGAAACCGTCGAGCGCGGCGGCGTGTTCGTGCTCTGCTGCGGGCGGCGCCTGCTGGTCGAGGACATCGCTGCCGACGACGGCCACATGGTGACCGCCGCCTGCATGGAGGCCCCATGAGCAACATCCTCACCAGCGTCCGCCAAGGGCTGATTCGACGCGTCGAGCAGATCACCGTCGACAACGGTTGCCTGACCAACCTCGGCCAGCAGGTTCGGACCGGATGGCTGAACGAGGTGCTGACCGACAAGAGCTTGCCGCAGCAGTTCGTTCTGATCCAGAAGGCCCCGAACCGCCCGCCGGAGGGGAAGCCCGGCGCGCTCAGGATGCACGTCGGGTACTTCGTCATCGGGCTAGTTCGCACGGACGTGGATGCCTACGAAGAAGCGCTCGAATCCATGGAGTTGGATATCAGTCAGGCCTTCGTTCCCGTTGAAGGGCTGTTCCCAAAGTGGCTGCCCAAGGGTGTCACAGGCGTCACCGTTGGCTCCTCAGACCCATTTCCACCCGGCAATGGCCAGCCCTACGCCGGCGTAATTGTCCCCATCCACATCACCACCATCATCCAGGAGCCAATCCGCCGATGAGCGAAGAGAAAGCCGTGCAGCTGGTCGAGGTCAAACTCGCCGGCGAGCACACCCACAAGGGCGTCGACTACAAGGCCGGCGACAAGATCAAGGTAACCCCGCGCCAGAAGGCTTTCCTCGAGGAAACCCAAAAGGTAGAGGTTGCCGCCCCCACCGTGAAGGAGGCCTAATCCATGGCTATTGTCAAAGAGACGGTCGTCATCGGCGGCCACCTCAAAGCCCGCGAAGTTGGCTCCGGCCTGCCTTTCCAGAAAGTCGGCCTGGTCTCCACGATCCAGCACGCCACCGAAACCAACAGCCTGACCCTTGCCGATACCACCACCCCGCAAGGCGGTGAGTACGACAGCCTGGATCGCGTCACCAGCGTGTCGCTCTCCATCAACTTCCGCGAGATCTTCAGCTGGGTTCTGGCCGCGTTGGTTTGGGGCAGCGTCACCAGCGTCGCTGCGACCACCGTAACCGGTGAGGAGCACGTCGCTGACGTGGACGGCACCATTGCTCTGGCGCAGATGCCCCTCACCATCTCCAGCGTGAGCAACGAGGCCGGCACCACCGATTACGACGAGTTCGACGACTGGGTGATGACTGGCTCTGGCATCGAGGTTGTTGCCGGCGGCGCCCTGGAAACCGCGATCAAGGCCGACGCCCCGGGCACCCCCTTCAAGGTCAGCGTGGACTACAGCTCCGCCGCAGTGGACGTGATCGAGGCGCTGACCAACAGCGGTAAGACCTTCGAGTTCATCTTCGAGGGCGAGAACGCCGCCGGCACCCAGAAGCGCGTCGAGGCTCGATTCTTCCAGTGCCGCCTCAATCTGGCGACCCAGATGGACTGGATCAATACCGAGGACTTCGGCGGATTCCAGGCCACTGCCAAGGTGCTCCGCGACCCCACCAAGGTCGGCGCCGGCACTTCGAAGTACTTCAAAATCAAGAAGGAAAAAGCCGCGGCGTGACGCTCCGGCCGTGCTTGGGTAAAGTCCCTCCCGTCACTGAACGGGAGGGACCCTCTTGCGCTGCACAGAATGTAAATACGTCCGCCGCCCTGGCGAGTTCGGACCTGGAAGGGATATCGGTCGGTGCCCAGAGTGCGGTGCTTTCTATCACCAGCAGAAGCGTGCGGCGGCTGTTAAGCACAAGTCCAAGGCGAAGGGCTGGATCATCCTTGCCTGTTTCCTAGCGCTGCTGGGCTGGATTACCTATTTGCTACTGCCGAAGCCATCGGCGCCGGCCGTTTCCAAGCCTGAACAGGCTGTACAGCCCAAGAGGTCGGCAAGTTATCTGGAAGTACCCAGCGACCCGAAGGGAAGCTACTCGGTGTTGTCGGTCGACCAAGTCGATTACTCACACGTTCAGGTCGACACCCTTCGCGAAGGATCGAGCGGTAGAACGTACTCCCGGCGCTTAGTCGACTGCGGGCAGGCCAAAATCATGTACCTCGGTACGGGTGAGACGCTGCAGGAGATGCTGCTCGAGCGCCCTGATCCGGGTATGGCTCCCATCGAGGATGGCTCCATCGCTTTCTATGTCGCGCAACGAGCCTGTCGAGATTCGCCACTTCGCAAGTACACGCTCGACTGAGCGCCCAATCTGAGCCCCGCCACCGTGCGGGGCTTCTTGTTTCTGGAGCCCCTATGACTGATGCCTCTGGCTGCCGCCCCCTCACGATTGGTGGGCGCAGCGTGACCGTGCGTGAAATGACTGTTGCGCAGGTTCGCCAACTGATGGACACCATCACGGCCGACACCGTCGGTGACTCCTTGATGGGCGGTGCCTTGCGCCTGCATGACCTCTCTGTGATGTCCTCCTTGAGCGCTGGGGAGATCGACGAAATGACACCAACCCAGCTTCAAGAGCTGGCGCAGGCGTGCCGAGAGGTGAACCGCCATTTTTTCGAAATGCTGGAGCGACTGACGAAGGTCCTGGCGACGCGCTGATACGCCTCGACGAAACCATCGCTCTGCTGGTGCGCGTTGGCCACCAGAACGTCCTTTCCTACCCCTGGAGCCTCTTCCTCCGGGCACTCAAGGTGTAAGCCATGACAGAAGTGGAGCTGCGGCTGACGGCCGATGACGCCGAAGCGCGGCGTGCCGTGTCTGGTTTTCGCGCCGAATATCAGAAGCTGGTCAAGGACGTAGAGAGACCGCTCAAACAGGTTAGCGCGTTCCGCGATCTTGAAAGCCAGTTGGACTCTGGCGCGAGAACAATGCAGCGCGCTCGCGACAAGGTGCGAGAGCTCGGCAATGAAATCGCCCGTGCCGAGGCGCCCAGCAAGACTCTGCAGGCCAGCTACAAGGCATCCGTGGCAGATCTCCAGCGGCTGGAGCGTGTCGAGGCTCAGCAAATTGTCCGCCTCGCCGGTATGCGTGCCGAGCTCCAGGCCGCTGGTGTCGATACTCGGAACCTTGCCACCGAGCAGGCAAAGTTGCGCGCTGAGTTTTCCCAGCGCCTTGCTGGTGGCCGCGCAGATGCTGCGCTCACGCAGGCGCGCGATAGTCTCGGCGTCGGCAACATCAAGGAGACACAGCTGGCGCTGGTGCAGTTGCGTCAGCAGTACCAGTTGCTGGTCCAGAGCGGAGACCTCTCCTCGAAGGAGTTGGCAGAGGCCCAGGCCAGCTATCGGCGCAGTGTCGATGCGACGCTGGCCAAGTTGCGCCAGTTACGCACGGCAATCGCAGCACCTGCCAGCAAGGAGTCCTTGGCGGTTCAGGGTGACCTTGCGTCTAGCTTCAGAGGGCTGAGCAATGCTCGCGACGCCTTGGGTGTATCTGCCATCAAGGAAGCGCAGCGGGCACTTGTGGACCTGCGGGGTCAGTACCAACTGTTGCGCGATTCAGGGATGCTGTCCTCTCGTGATCTGGCCCTGGCCCAAGCGAACTACAAAGCCAGCGTCGAGCGCTCCCTTGCCCGACTCCGTGAGTTGCGGGCCGCCACCCAGCAACCTGTGGCGCCGCCTCCGCCAGTAATCGACCGGATCACTCCGGCGCTGCAAAACCTTGGGGTAGAGCGCTTGCGCGCCCTGCAGGCCCAACTCCGCAGTCTGCCCGCAGACTACGAGCGTCTCAGCAGGGCCGGATTTAAATCCGCCACCGAGCAGGCTGCCGCGCAGCAACAGTTACAGCGGCGTGTTGAGGAGACTCGCCGGGAAATCCAGGAGCTGACCGTCGCAAGCCAGGGAACTGGACGCCTGCAGGGGCTGATCAACGGCGCGGCAGGCCTTGGCGTCGGTCTTGGGGTAACCGAAGCCATTGGCGCTTACATCAAGGCCGCCGACCAAGTGAAGAACCTGCAGTCGCGCCTGCGATTGGCGACCAACGATCAGGAGGAGTTCAATACCGCCCAGCGCGAACTCGGTCGCCTGGCGAACGAGAACCAGGCTCCAATCTCAGGTTTGTATGATCTTTACACCAAGCTTGCGCCTAGCCTTACCGAACTGAAGAAGAGCCAGAGTGATCTACTTGGTGTGGTCGAGGCGGTTTCTGCATCGACTCGATTGAGCGGAGCAAGTGCGGCGGAGGCGGAAGGGGCGATCCAGCAGTTCGCTCAAGCACTTGGTGCTGGAGGGTTGAGGGGGGACGAGTTTAATTCCGTAGCCGAGCAGACTCCGCGCCTGATGCGGGCGCTTGCCGACGGCTTGGGAGTTGCCCGGGGCGCCCTGAAGCAGATGGCCAACGATGGCCAGCTGACCGCCAACGTCGTCATCAATGCCTTGCTGAAGCAGTTGCCGCAACTGCGCGCAGAGGCCGCAGCATTGGAGAAGACCACTGGCGGGCAATTCCAAGTGCTGGCGAACGAGGCCACCCAAGCCGTGGGTGCCGTCGATGATCTCACCGGGCAAACAAAGGCCCTGGCCACCGGCCTAGGCCTTGTCAGCCGAGGCTTGAAGGTGATCGGCGACGGCTTCAAGGCTTTCAACAAGGGCGGCTTCGGGGCGCTTTTCGAGTTCGACCGGCAATCCACGCAGGACAACGCTATCGCCGAGGTGGAAAAGTCGATTGCCCGTGTCATGGCTGCCAAGAAGGAGCTGCAGGACAACGGTAACCTGAGCATCCTGAACTTCCTGCGTTTCGGAGCGGCTGACATGGCCGAGTTGGACCGCCAGCAGGCCAAGTATGAGGAGTACCTCAACGGCCTCAAAGCCGCCAGGGAGAAGGCAGAGAACGACGCCAAACAGAAGCGGATAGCAAAAGCGGAGGTAGATGAGGCCAAGGACAGGCAGCGCAACTATCAGGAGCAACTGCGCGCCCTTGATGGCTTTGCCGGAAACGAACGGGCGTTGCAGGCGGCGCGAGAGGCGGGAGAGCGTGGTTTCCAAGACAGGATCGATCGTGCCCGACAATCTGGGCTGACCAAGCTGAAAGGCTACCTGAACCAGCAGTACCAGGAGCTGAAGAAGGCTCAGGCCAACTATGAGCAAGTGGTTGGTGAAACTGAGACGATTCTGAAGCCGTTCAAGGATCTTACTCAGGCTTTCAAGGATGGAACTGCCGGCCCGGCAGGGGACCCGAGTTACAACCAAGTGCAGGACCTGAAGTTGAAGGCTCGCAGCAAGATAGACAGCGATCCGCAAAAGGCCATCGAGTACGCCAATAAGGCTCGCGAGGCTCTCGAGCAACTGCTCTCGGCCGGCGCGAATACCTACGGTCTGCAGGGGGTTGCGCAAGAGCTGGAGGATATTGCGACTGCGGCCCAAGAGGTTCGCAAGGTGCGGGCTGCCGATATTCAGACCAGCATTCAGGACAGCATCACCGATTTGGTGAAGCAGGCGGAAGCGCTGAAAAACCTGAGCGTCACGGTGTCGTGGGACCAGGCCAACGAAGAGCAAATTAAGGCCCGAATGCTGGCCTTGTCGCAGCAGATTGCCGAGCAACTGAAGTTTCAGGTGCAAGTCACAGCACCTGATGTCGACAGCAATGTTGCCCGGGTAACTGCTGACAAATCCGCCGCGCCGCCGGCGTTTGCGACTGGTGGCATCCTGCGAGGTCCGGGTACTGGGACCAGCGATAGCTTGTTGGTGCGAGCGAGCGCCGGCGAGGGGTTCATCAATGCCCGCGCTGTGAGTTACTACGGCCCCGACTTGATTCACGCAATCAACCGTCTTGGGCTGCCGCGCTTTGCAACTGGCGGTGTTCTCGGGCCAATCCCAGTTCCGAGCATTCCAGCAGCCTCGCCGAGCCTGAGCTCTGCTGTTCCTGGGGCGGGGGCTGGTGGACTGTCGCCGCTGACCCTTGTCATTGGTGATCGGCAGTACGCGATGATGGCGCCACCTGATACGACGAAGCAGATCCGCCGCGAAGCATTGAAGGGCGGACACCGCCGCAATAACTGATACAGCCCCGCCCAGTGCGGGGCTTCTTGTTTCTGGAGCAACCAATGCCGCAACTCATGCTCATGATCGGCGGTGTGCCGGTGGTCATGCATGCCGGCGTCCCGGCTGAGCAACACTCCGCGCTGGGCGGGCCGGAGATCGTCCGCCTGAGCAACGGCGTCGGCGTTCCGATGACGCACTGGAGCCGGCGTGCGATAAGCGTCAATGCATCCGGCTGGATGCCTCCGGGCCTTGCTGGGCTGGACTACTCGAGGCCCCTCGAGCTGCGTAGCACAAAGCCGGAGTGCATCGTCAGTGCTGGGCGCCAGTTCCTCATGACCAGCGCTCCCCGCCCAGACTTTGCTCCTTGGGGGCAAGCGCTGGTAGGCAAGGAGTGGGTGGACTCTCCGGTGGCTGTGGACGATCTCAATGTCGAGGTGGCAGTTGTGGTCGGCGCGACTTTGTACCGAGTCGGCTGGTACCCGGTTTTCACCGTGTCTGGCCGCCGGCCACAAGAGGAGGGCAACTCTTCCGACAATACCCACAGCTGGCGATTTGACTGCGAGGAGGTCTGATGCTCATCAACAGCGGACCGCTGAACAGTTTGCCTCTGGCAGGCGCTGGTGGCTTGGGCAACTCGGAGCCTGTCGTCGTGGTCGTTGCGCCCTCGGTCGTATGGGCTGCTCGCGTCATGTTGGGCGGTGAGGACGTAACCGCCCAGATCACCGGGCAGGTCCGCATCGAACGTCAGGAGAGCTCCGCGGCGATCGCCGAGTTTTCGGTTTGGCTTCCTCCCGAGCCTATTGACGTGGCGGCCTGGACAGGTCGCGCAGTCGAGATCTTCTACCGCGAGCTTGTCGGTGGCGTCTGGATCGAGGAGCAACGTTTCTCCGGCTGGCTGGAGCAGCCCGCGTTTGACCCGCGAAACCGCATTGTCAGCTGCGAGGCAACCGACCGCCTGCAGGACCTGGTCGAGGCCATGGACGTCGAGCAGATCGACGCTCTGGTGGGCGGGCGCTGGTCCACCGACGTTTATGATGCAGTCGATGGGCGCAGCCGTTGGGACTACGCCCAGGAGCGCCTGAGCAGTTTCCCCGCGGCGCTGGATCGCTCAGTTGCGGGTGCTCTCCGGATCACGCCTTGGTTGTCCAAGGCGCCGGCGTGGACGTTCGGCCCGGGCACAACTGTCGATGGATCACTTGCTTATGACCCAGCCAAGCTGACGGACCGCATCAATAAGATCGAGCTGAGCATCGATTATCGATACTCGCGCCTCCGGCAACGGAACCAGAGCTGGGGGTGGCAGCACCCCGACATTGAGGGCATCAGCCTCGACAGCTCGTTCTGCCAGTGGCGGCACAACACCACCGAGCTACCTGACGTCGCGATGATGGAATCCGCGGTGGAGTCATCCGGCTACAAGATGCTCACCGGCGCCAACTACCTGCGCGTTCCGCTCACCGGTGTGTACTGCGATCCACCGGCAGGGTGGCAGAACGACTATCCGGACCTGCTGCTGGCCGCTGACTTCGTGGGCGGCATGCGCTGGAGCCAGCCAGTCACCGAGCAGTACCGGCTGACCGTTATTGCGCCGGCGAGCGTCGCCCAGGCTGGCGAGGTGCTTCGTCGAGATGGAACGGCGATCGAGTCCGAGACCGACAGGGCTTCGAATTGGGAGAGTTCGACTTTCACTTCGATAGACGGCGATGCGCACCAGGATGCGCTTGGTGATTGGGTGATTGAGGAGCGTGACGATGCGCGGCTCTCTGACTCTGTGCTCTGTCAGGTCGCGGTGGCGGCCACCTCGATCCTTTCGGCTCACCGAGAAAACCATGTCACCTGGCAGGCTCCGACCTCGGTAACGATGGGGATGGACCTGGTTCACACCCTGCGGATTGAGGATCGCTGCCGCGCGCAAGGAAAACTGTTCAGCCTGGTCGATGAGTGGGATCTGGAGGGGCAGGTAGCTCTGACCACTCTCACGGTTGCGGTAAGCCGAGGTGGCGGCACTGGCAGCCCTCTGGTCATGCCTTCACCGCCGGCCACTCAGCCTGGCGGGTCCGGCGGTGGCGCGCACAGCCTGCCGACGCAATTGCGTGGGCGCGGCCTGATGACCTACGACGACGAGATGGACGGCTTCAGCGGCAACTACGACGAGGTGGATGTCGGCACTCCCACGGAGAGTTTCCCGCGGCGCTTCCAGGTAACTGCCCCTGAAGTTCCGGCGGAGCACCGTGACGAAATCACCGGCGAGCGCCAGGCGACCTTCAACGTCGCCATTCCTGATGATCTGTTGGAGCTTTGACCATGTCCCTTGCGGATGAGCGCCGCGCCATCGCGCGCGGCATTTCGGAGGCTCGCCAGGCTACTCAGCTGGTGAGTGATCTTAACAGCCTGCAGGACCAGCGCCGCTCAATTCGCACCCTCAACGAGCTTGAGCGGCGGGGCGCTCGCCCTGCAACTCCAGGCCGAGGGGTATGGAAGGCGCCGGCGACATCCGGAGGTGGTGGCATTGCCGGCCCCCTGCAGGAAGTCGATCTGTCCAAGCGCGAGTACTTCGAGTACCGCAACGTGCCAACCTCGGACGGTTTGTTCGTGTTTCTGGAGCAGTCGATCAAGAAGGTCGTGCTGCGCGACGCCAATAACGTGGACACCGAGTTCATCTACTTGCAGGAGCCGGTCTGATGCAGTTTCGCCCACCGGTACCTCGCCGGATGAAGACCTGGGGATGGCCGTGGCATGGCCTGATCATCGAGCCAACCACTGGGCCTGCTTACATCGAGCTTCCGAACGGCGCTATCCATCAGCCTCCTGTGCTGCCTGGCCGCACCATGCAAGGTGGCCACTGGACGTATCTGTGGGATATCGGTCTGCCGGACCTGGTACAGACGCCCGAGGAGATCGAGGCGGGCCAGGCCTGGTGGGGCAAGGCGATTCTGCGCAGCCGCGGCGCCGGCGTTGGCCAGGCGTATGGCGCGGTGAACATGTCCACTGGCGATGGTAGCGGGGCCAGCAGTTGGCCGGTGCTGCTCGACGATGGCGCCGCCTGGGTGCGAATGAACCCCTCCACTGCCGGGGATGGCACTGGCCTGATTCTGCGCTTCGACTTCAGGCGCACCATCGTTGGCGCAGATCCTGTCGACCCGGTGGAGGTCACGCTGCCGGCGAGCGACTACGGTCAGGGCGCCGGGCAGCCGAAGGTCTACACCACGCGCGTGGAGAGCCTCAGCGCTCACGAGGCGGTCGTCAGCTTCGCTGGGGCGTGGGATTTCACGCCGAACGGGCGCAGCGCGCTGGCGGCCTTCGTCGCCGTCTACCTCTCGCCGTTCGCCAATGACGGTGGGCACAACATCGCCGGACTGATCCGGATCGACATCTCCGGCACCCTGGCGGCGCCCTCGGTGTCGGTCACGGTGCTGCACGACCGGCAGTCTGCCCTCGGCGAGATTGTCCACGAGTACTCCGGCGGGATGCAGCTGAAGACCTACGGCTTCGCTCCGCGCGAGCAGGTCAGCCTGGTCCAGCCGCCACCAGCGTGTGGCGTGACGGAGTATGTCGCTCCCGGCGCGATCGTCGAGGCGAGCCCTGGACTCTTCCAGGCTTACGTCGGGACCGACACCAGTACCTATGGCCAGCGCGGAGCGCTAGCGGCCGCCTGGTTTGACGGGGACGCTGTCCGGGAGGTCCGGTTTGACAGTCTGGCGACACTGACGGCCACCTCGTCGACCTCGGACGCATCGTCCGGCGAGTGGCGGGAGCGCTCGACCTACACCTATTCCGAGGCGACGGGCCAGTGTGAACGGACGGAGTACCTGAACGAGGACACCCGGCTCTTTGACTTTCACGCCCACCGGGCCGAGGAGGCAACCTACACCCTGCGCCTGTACGGCAGCGGCATCGCCGAGCAGACGACCACCCTCCGGCGCGTGTCGACGCTGGATGGTCGATATTTCCCCAGCGACATGGCGCAGACCATCGATACCCAAGCCTCGACCGTATTCCAGGGGGCGGAAGAGTTCGAGACCACGGAGTCGAGCAGTCCGGGAATCCTCGGCGGCTCCTTGCCGTGGGGCTACCAACTGGCCGACCTCGTGCCGGTCTACAGCCTGGTGAACGGGTACTGGCAAATGAGCGTGCTCGATCATGCCGTGCTGCTCTGCAGCAACAAACTGGTGACGCTGGGCCAGTTGGAGCGCAAGGACCGCGTACTGATGCGCGGCCCCTACGACGTGAAGTACGGCCCGCTGATCTCGCCGTCCGGCCTGATCACTCCCGGCGTATCGCTGACGGTGCCTGACGCTCCGCCGGTGATCGGCGCGAACTGGGCGTGGAACTCGGTCACGGTACAGCAGGCGACCAAAGCGGCCTGGAACCCGGTGACACACGAGGTCTGCCGCCACCGCATCGACATTCAGAATTTCGGCTGGGTATAGCGCCCGGCCACAGCCTGGAGAACCACAATGGCAAATGTTCAACACCTGGTCACTGGATCAGGTGCGCCGACTGCTGCGCCACCGGCAGTAGGGGCGCATTACGTCGACACCGTGGCGAAGAAGACCTACATCGCCACCGGTACCGCATCGGCAGCCGACTGGGGCAGCGCTCTCTCGACCGGCAGCGGTGGTGGTGGAGGTGGAGTGGTTCTCCCGATCACATCGGCCGCGACGGTTCAGTATGCCGGCGAGGCAACCGTTCAGGTCGATTTCGCCGGGGTCGCCACTGAGGCAATTCTCCAGCTTCCGGACCTGCGCGCGTTCGACCTGCTGCTGACCGGCGCGAACATCACCCCGGATGGCCGGCATCTGCTGATCCAGGGGCAGGGCTCCGCATTGGAAAGCGTCTGGATGCCCGACAGCTCCACCTTGGTAACGGCGACGTTCTCTTCTGGATCGGTGCGCGTCGAGGTCGGCCAGGGCGAGGCGCTTTATCGGGCGGTGCGCACTGGCGGAACCCTGAGCCTCTATCGCCTGGGTGAGTGGACTTACTGACGGGGTGACGCATGCGCTTCATCAATAACTTCCTGACCCAACTCACGGGCCAGCTGCTGGCGGGCGCCGTCGGCCTTCCGATTTCATCGGACGCTCTGGCGCGCCTTGGTCCTGGCTTGGGCGGTGAGTACCTGCTGACTATCACCGGCTCCCTTGATCCGCTGCAGCAGACCGCCTTCGAGATCGTTCGCGTTACCTTCTCCGGCGGCGCTGCCGTGCTCCAACGCGGCCGAGAAGGGACCTCCGACCAGACCTGGCCCGCCGGAGCATTCGTCTACGCCTCGGTGACTGCCGGCATCCTGGCCGACCTGGAGGCTCGGTTGGCTGCGCTGGAAGCCGGCGGCGGCCTGCCAGACAACCTGCTGACGATGGGCGGCAATCCCCTGGTTGATGACCAGGGGCGCTATCTGATCGCTCAATCCTGATCCATCCCGAACACGGAGAAGCCAGCCATGCAGCCGGCCTGTATGCCCCTGCGCCTCGTTCGAGGTGCGACCTACCGAGACACCCGGCGGTTGATGCAGCCGCCGAAGGAGTACCGCGACATCCAGGCGATCGCTTCGGATGCGCCGCTACGCCTGACCGTGCCGGCTCATGGCCTGGCCAGTGACTGGCTCGCCTGGGTGATCGGCACCACCGGCCTATCCGAACTGAACCGCGACCCAGCGCGACAGCTTCCACACCGGGTCGAGATCATCGACGCCGATACCCTGGAGATCAACAGCCTGAGCGGAGTTGGCTTTAAGCCGGCCGCCGGCGCCGGTCAGTTGGTCTACCAGCCGCCGGTCGACCTGACCGATGCCACGGCAAAGCTCATCATTCGCGAGGCGGAGGAGGGCGGCGCAACGCTACTGGAGCTGACCACCGGAGCCGGCATCACGCACAGCGCGCCGGGGACTCTGGTCGTGGAGATCACCGCCGCCGCTTCGGCTGCCATCTCCTGGATCACTGGCTGGTATCACCTGGAAATCACGTTTCCCGACGGCACCGTGAGTCGCTTCTTCAAGGGGCCGGTCACCGTAGAGCAGTGAGGCCAGCATGACCGACAGCCAGCAGACAGAGCCCTGGGCGGTGGCCATCGATGGCGATGGCGCGCCGCTCTTGCTCGAGCAGATCAACGAATACGCGGTGACGGTGGAAGCTCCCGCCGAGCTGGTCATCGTCACCATTGGCGAGCAAGGCCCGCCAGGCGCCCCCGGCTCCGGCCTGAGCGAGTGGCAATCCAACGAATGGTAAGGAGGGCGCATGGCCCAGGTTCAGTTCTTCAAAGTCACGTCGCTGCCGGGCACCCTGCAGCCGGACTCGTTCTACTACGTCGCCAACGGCTCCTATGCCGAGAGCTACATCACCGACCAGGCTGGCGTCGCCAAGGCGCTGGGCAACTCCACGATGATCAACGCACTGATCACCGCGGCACTGTCCAGCCTGCCCAGCAGCGGCGCGCCGGTAATGTTCGCGGCGGACATTGCCGCGCGTGACGCCCTGGAACCCAGCCTGGAACAGGCCGTGTTTGTCCTGGTGCAGGATGCGTCCGACGATCCGACCGTCACGGAAGGCGCCGCGCTCTACGCGTGGAACCCGTCTACCAGCACCTGGATCAAGGTGGCCGAGTACGAGTCGATGGACGTTCAGCTGGACTGGGACGCGATCAGCGGAAAGCCGACCAGCACGCCGTCGCAGATCGACACGGCGGTGAGCCAGTCCCACAGCCACGCCAACAAGGCCACGCTGGACAAGATCACCGCCGATGCCGACGGCCTGCTCTACGACGGTCAGCCTGTGAGCGCCCGCTGGAAGACCCTGAACTGGTGACCACATGGCCAACGTCCTGCAGCACAAGTACGTGGCCATCCTCCCGGCGACGCTGGAGGCGAACAGCATCTACTACATCCGGGTTGGCGTCGGTTTCGACATCTACGTGACCAACTCCAGCGGGGAGATCGTGGCCTATCCACTGAATCGCCCACGCGGGGTGGTCGGGGCGAGCTTCGACGGCGGCGGGGCTGCGATCGCCGTTGGTAGCGCCTGCGAAGTGGTCGTGCCCTACGGCATGAACCTGCGCGCCGCGACGATCCTGGCCGATGCGGCCGGCTCCATCACCCTCGATGTCCAGGCGGTCGCGCTGGGCAGTTACCCGCAAAGCAGCGGAAACAGCATCGTCGGCGCTGCACCGCCGCACCTGGCCGGCACCAGTGCCATGCAGGACTCAACCCTCACCGGCTGGACCACCAGCCTTGCCGCCGGAAGCGCGGTCCGCTTTGTCGTGACGGCTTGTTCGGGCATCACCCGCGCCACCATCACCCTTGAAGGAGAACGCACCTGATGTCCGTCGGAACGCTCTATCTCACCAACCTGTCGTCGGGAGCTCCGGCACTCTCCGGCCAGAATGGTTCGCTCTGTGCCGTGCTCGATTGGGCGCTCGTCCAGAAGGGCTGGGCCATCGAATACACCGGGACCAATGCGCGAGTGTATCGGCCGCCGGCCGGGAACCGCTTCCGCCTGTACGTGGCGCACGACAGCGCGATCAGCGGTGACGCCCGCCTGGCCACCACGCGCGGCTGTGAGAACGCGAGTAGCGTGACCAGCCTTACCGACCCGTTCCCCACGGTAAGCCAGTGGGCGAACGCCCAGGCGTCGCTCCTGGTGTCGATCACCGCGAACTCCACGGCGCGGGACTACCGCATCCTGGTGACCGACCGCATGGTGGTCATGTTCACCAACACCGGCTCCAGCAACAACCAGAACTGGGACATGATGGTGTTCGGCGATGCCTACGGTGCGGACGCCGCGGATGTGTACGGGACCATCATGCACATTGGTGCAGTGACCACCGCCACCTCGGCGAACTCCCGCGCTATGAGCAACACGTTGTGCAGCGTTCCGGCACCTGGGCGGGTGTTCTGGGCGAGGTCAATCGACGGGACCCAGAAGTCCACCTATGGCTGCTACGCCGGCCAGGCGAACGCCGCCGCGGTGACTACGTTCTGCTCGAACGGTGCCAACGCCCCACTGATGCGCGCGGGCTACAACGGTCGGATCGTGCGTGAGAAGGTGGCTATCCACTGCACGGGGTCGAACACCACGACGCCGAGCAACATCGCGGTGAACAAGCGCGGGTGGCTGCCGAACGTGTGGAACCCGCTGCACTCCGGTATTGGCATCGTGACCAGCGACGACACGTTCACCGATACCGGGTACTCCGCGACTGCGGTGTTCGTCATCAACCCGGCGTCCACGACCATCGCGGCGATCCTGGAGACCACCGACACCTGGAGCGTGCCAAGTGGCTAACCTCGGCAACGTTGGCCAGGCGGTGAAGAGCGCTCCACCTTCCGCAACGCAGTTCACCCTGTGGGCAAGCTGGCCCGAGGTCGGCACGGCGGCCTCGGTCGCGCTGCATCGATCAACGGGGAACTACTTCACCACCGCTCCGAAGGCGCCTGGCCGGGCTGCTGCGATCCCCGCGTCGGGCACGGTTTCCTTGACTCAGAACGGATTCCCGGTCGATCAACAAGGCGGCACCGGAACGGTGTACTTCTACGATCTCGACGACGGCACTTACTTCGCCACCCAGGCTGACACCGGCAAGGTGTGGCGCGTCGACGTGGCTGGGGCGACAGTGACCGTGACACCAGTCGGTGGCGGAAGCGCGCCGACAACGCACGCCGCAGCCTTTGTGATGGCCTGACCAGCCCCTAATCCCAAGCCCGCCAGCCGGCGGGCTTTTTCATGCCCGGAGAAAAACATGGACCTACGTGCCCTGCGCCGCTCGATCATCGAGCCGGCGCTGTTGCTGCTGCCTGCGAAAATGGAAAGCCCGCAGGCGATCGTCATGCTGCTGGCCATAGGACTACAGGAGTCGCGCTTCGAGTACCGCCGCCAGATGGGCAACGGCCCAGCGAAGTCGTTCTGGCAGGCGGAGCAGGGCGGCGGCATGGTGACAGGACTGCTCCGCTACCGCGTCGACGCTGTTCGCGAGATGGCCGCCGGCCTGTGTGTGGGGCGCGGCGTGGCCCCAGCCGCCGCTGACGTGTGGAACGCCATCGAGCGCGACGACATCCTGGCCGCTGGCCTGGCCCGCCTGCTGCTGTTCACCGACCCTGCCCGCCTGCCAGGGCTGGGCGATGAGGCCGGCGCCTGGGAGCTCTACCTGCGCACCTGGCGACCGGGGGCCTACGACCGCGGCACCCCTACCCAGCGCGCCGCCCTGCGGAAGAAATGGGTCGCGAACTACGCCGCCGCGCTGGAGGTGGTCCAGTGATCGGTGGATGGAGGTTCCTCGCCGTGGGCCTCGCCGCCCTGCTTCTGCTCACCGTCGGCGCCGGCGGCGGCGTCTGGTGGTCTGCTGGTCACTATCGCCCGCTGCTCGACGCGGCCAATGACGAGAAGGGGCAGTGCGCCGCCGCTCGCGGCAACCTCGAGGAGTTGGCCAAGGCCCAGGGCGCCAAGCTTGGTGAGTTGGCCAACCAGGTGGAGCAGCGGCAGGCGAGGGCGGCCCTCGATGTCGCTCAAGCCGATCAGGCGGCACGTGCTGACTACTCCAGCGCGCAACGCCTGCAGCAGGAGCGGATAGCCGGCGACCAGTGTGCAGCGGCAGCCGCGGTGATCGACAAGGAGCTCGGCCTATGAACCGTAGGGGTGGGGTACTGCTTTGCCTGCTGCTGGCCGGCTGCGGAAGTCAGCAGCAACAGGAGCCGCGCACTGTTCGCGTGGATGTCCCTGTCCTGGTGCCATGCCGTACGCCGTTGGTGGAGAGGCCTGCATGGGCCACGACGACGCTGAAGCCGAGCGATGATCTGCAGACCAAGGTACGGGCGTTGCTGGCCGAGAGGCTGCAGAGGATCGGGTACGAGAGGAAGCTGGAGGCGGCGGTGCAGGCCTGCCAGTAGAGGTAACGACGCTAACAAAAAAGCCCGCACATGGCGGGCTTTTTCGATCTGATCATCTGTCAGGCGTGAGCGTAGGCCATCAAGACCTCGTGTGCGCTCGGCTTCACATTCAGCTTGCGAACCATTCGTTCGTACTGGCTGTTTTGCTCAGTGCTACGGGCCGGAGAGATTTGCTGATTTTGCTGGCTTAGTGCATCTCGAACGACCGAAGACATGCGCGGTTGCTGCACAGTTTGGGCGGAAGTGCTCATAGTCGGCTCCATCACTCTACTCGTTTGAAAAATCTAGGATTCAGCTCGGGTCTGAAATAGTGCTTTCTGTCGATCCAGACGAAGCCATCATGCTTGCTGATCACGGCCACGTCTATCGGCCCAGAGACAGACTCGCTGGGTTTGGTAACCCGTTCCTTCAGGGACTCTAGCTCAATCAAGCTTTTTGCCAAAGCAGCCATGTCCGGGAGGGGCAGGGAATTTACAACACTAGACAGCGGAAATACATGCTGATTGCGGATCTGCTGATACCACTTGTCGGAGTGTGATTGGTGCACTTCTGCAACCAATTCTTCGAGCCGCTCGTCTGATATGGGGGTTTGCGCCCCACATTCAACCAGAACTTTGTTACCGACGTCCCGGAGTGCCGACATATTTGCTTCATGCATGACGCCGAACACATCGAGCGACACACCCATTCGGAAGGTATCGATCATGTGGGTAGTGGCAAAGGGCTGAATCACCGCCGGAGAACTGGCGCTCATAGCTTGGCTATCGTCGTTGCGGGAGAAGATTAGACGCTCACCAAGGAATCCGAAACATTCATACACCTCCAGCGCCGGGAAGTAGTCCTCTTTCCCATAGCCAGCAACGACGATGCCAGTTACGTCTGCGAATGCGAAAAATTGCTTCACAGCGAGCTTAGCCAGGAGATTCACAAATCTAGGAATCAGGTGGTGTCGCTCGGCTGACTGGATGAACAGATTAATCGTCGTGGGCGCTTCCGCCGCTATCGCTTCTGAGGTGTTGGCAGCAGCGCTAGCGATGTCGACCTCTGTGAGGCGTTCATCGAGCGGAAGGGCTTCCACATAAGCCTCGACTGCTTCCAGCGCCTTCTCGATGTCTGCCACGCCTATACCCGCCAGATCCTCGATTTGAGGAAGTTCTAGCTTCCTGGCTATAAGCAACTGCAGCCGGTAAGCAGCTGCGCCGACCATGGCGAACAAGGCGTCGGTCTTAGATTCGGCAGAGAAAAGCTTGTCGTTATGCTCAACAAACTCGAAGAAACGTTCCGGATAAGTTTTTAGAGCGTCGTACTGCTCTCTTCCCAAATCTTCGCGGAAGGCCTTGATAGGAAGCTCCCAAGGGACGCCTTGGAGGCCTGCCGACCCATAGATCATGATGCCGACTGGCCCTGAACGCGAAAGCTCAAAGAGCTTGTTGGCGCCTTTGAAGTAGCGACGCTCCGGCTGCCCATCCTTCCATGAGGTCACCGTTGTGGCGCTGTCTGCGGCTAGCACCACAGCTGTGCGGCTCAT